CGGTAGAGGCCGGTGCGGGAGTAGTCGCAACATTGCCGACAAGCGTCGGAGTATATTCGAAGTAGCTCGGAGTGCCGCCAATCAGGCCAGTGAACGTGCGGGTGAGCGTGAATTCGGTGTCGAAAACCCCCGTGCGATAGAGTTCGTCGAACAAAGATTTGACCTTGGCGTGCGGGATGTCGAAACGGAAAGAGGCACCGCTGACTTCGACTTCGGGGATTTCCAACTCGCCCTGAGCAGTCTTCTGACGAATCGTGCGAGTGATGTCATGCACGCTAAATGTTTGGTTATTGTTGGCAAACTCCTTCACTTGCATGAGGATTGCGGTTTGAAGAGTCACGGATTGAACTTGCTGGCACATAATTTTGTTTTGATGTTAATTTTTTGATGTTGTTACGTTACGAGAATAATATAGCACGATGTAAAAAAATGTCAAGAGGCAGTTTTATTTTTCGGAGCTATCGGTGAATCGGAAATACGGGCAGGCACCCTGTTTCTTCGCCTTGACAAGCATCCACAAATAAGCGAAGAACGTGCCTGTTTGAACGACCGTGGTTTTGAGTCCACGGACAACCGTCTTTACGGCATTGGCGATGTTGTTTGTGACCTTGAGGCAGGTGGTATGAGACCATGAGGTTTGTTTTGCCTCGGCCTTCGCCTGTTCGGCTTGATACTGTTTCCTATAATGAAGTGCCAAATTTTGAACGGCGACATTGTTTACCATTTCTTGGATGAAGATTTTAGTGAATTTGTCAACATCCATTGTGGGAAAATCAGGATACTTATTGATGAGTGAATCCCGCACAATCCTGAACCGACTATCGGTGCCCATAATATCCGCTTTTACATTGTTCAAGACTTCCTTCGGAAATGTGGGATAGTCATGTTGGAGTTTGTCCAACTCGTTTTTCCACATCGTCTCAAAGGCAGCACGCAATAAAGTTGGTCGCAATTCTTTGGCAGCATCGTAAATAAATGCATCGCTTATTTCGTCCGACCATGCACTATTTTTTGACCACGCTGAATTCATCAACAAAAGTGTAATGAAATTCTCAATCCACGCACTGCGGTAGATGGCATAAATTTGATTTGGGTTTGTTTTGCGGATGTATTCGTTTTCTTTGGCGGCGTAATAGCAACTGATTTTATCAACCAGCCATCCGAGGACTGTGAGACCGACAATATAACTCCACCACGGAAGCATAAAGGCGGCAATGGGTTTCCACAAGAAGATGAACTTTGTCCATGCCCATAAGAAAATAGAAGATGCAACGATGCCCGACCAAATACCGATGGCAATGGATGCGAATACATGCCCGATTGATGATGCGACGTTTCCGATGATGGCCGCAGTTTCCGTGGGAACGAATACAAATGCGGAAATGGCGAATATCACCGCCCATACAACGAGATAATACATCGTTTTGCATTTGGTTTTAGTAAACAGTTTGTGGAGACAAATGATGCCGAATAAGATTGCGAAACTCAACATGCTATAAAATGTAAACACGCCGAGGTTGGTGGTCGCAAGGGTGACATAAGCCATAATAGCAATCCCAACCAATACAAATCCGATAAGAGTTATGGCAGCACACAATAGTAATCCAATGAACACCAGAAAGAACCCGCTCCCCTTGAAATAATCTCGGTCAATCGCAAGGAATTCGATTGATTTGATGGCATTATAAATGGCCTTGTCTGCCGCATGAGCGGGTTTGCCGATGGCGTTGATGATTGGCAGCACAATATATTTGATTGGGGCCACAAAGAACGGGCGGAAAATCAGCAAGGAGAACATACTCATCCAGAAGTATGGGCATACTGTAAAGCCTTCGGGGATACGCTTTTCCCACAGCGGATTGACAAACAGATAGCAGAAGTTACGATAGACGAAGCTATCACGGTGATACCATTTTTCTACGATTGATTTTTTTACTAGCATAGTTTTGTGTGTTTAAATGTTGAATTGTTAAATTTCGATACTGCGTTTGTGTCCGCAGATTTTACATTTCTGAAAGTATGTGATGGATGTGATTTCACGGCGGGCACCCGTCAGTCCGTCGGTGTAAGTATTTTTATATTGTTGGGTGTATTCATCCACCCACACGTGGCCGCTCGCACAAGGATGGGGAATGGGCACCTGATTGGCTTTGCCACAGCGGATGCAGTATTGGATGCGGTTGACATCCATTGGTCCAAATTTATGTCCGAAGATACACATATTGTTATTTGCACTCCAAAAGGTATTTGATGGTGGCTTGAGAGTTGCGATAGACAATCAACTCGTCATTCGCAAGACTGTAACCCGCTTTGGCCCATACCGAGTCGTAGCCAGATGGTTTATTGCAGCTTGATTGGGTGGTGTAAATCTTACCCATTGCGAAATCGCAGACGAACAACCATCCCGCATCGCCGACTCCACCTTGGCCCCAACGGTTAAAAGTATAACCAAGTGACTTGGTGGAGTTGATGGCACCATAAATTCCGTTGCCGAACATTTTTCCTGCAATGGCAGCGGTCGAGGGAGGACTGACCTTCAACCCTGATTTAAGGATGCTTAAACAGTTGGCTTGGCTTGTGCCGTGGAATACTTCCTTGATGGGAGTGGTTTTGGCTTCGAAGCTATTGGCCATATCGTGAATCGTGACCTTGAAAATTTCACGGACACGCACATTGTCATAGCCATGTTGATGCTTTTTCGAGGTCTCGAAGAACCGTTCCAAGCGGGAACGCTCGGCAGCATCTTTGAGAATATCCAAATCCACTTTGAACACCTGCTCTTGGGGCTTGCCCGTGGGTGTCTTGGTTGCAGGCGTCGAAGTCATAGCCTGATAGCTGGATTCGAGAGAATCAATCAAGTCGTTCTGTTTCTGCACCGCATTGTCATCGGGGATGACCGTCTCGGTGGAGAATCGTTTCATTCCCAACGCTTGCGGGATAATGCGGAGATAATCACACAAAATCTTGTCGGTGTCAGGACCAAATTTGCGGGAACGGACAAGGGGAGCGATTTTGGCAAGCAAATTACGAGCCTCAGTTAGTCCGTCCATCGTGACAATACCGAGGGGAGTGGTGAACAACCCCGTGGTGGTATTGTAGGTGATTTGGGTGCTCGACGTAATCTTGTGAACGTTGGCGTCAACGAATCGTTTGATAAGACGGTCCAAAGTGGGATTTGAAGTAGTGAGAATTTGAGCTTTGGCAATGGCGTGAAGGTCGGTGTTTTTGACGGGGGCACCTGACCCAGAAGACACGACCGCCTCACCGATTGTCTTTTGCTCGGTGTAACCCTTTTTCAATTTGGAGCGAACAACGGAATCCATCGTTTTCTTGCTTTCATTCCATGTTCCGCTGTCGGGGTTTTCGCAGCCGACACGACCCCACTCGGCACTCCAATTGCTGTCATCATACAGCTTGGCGTTCCAATACTTGTAGGAATTGATGGGCTTCCCCGTTTTGGGGTCAATGCCGTTCTCGGCCTTAATCAGTCGAACTTCTTTGGTCAGTGTTGCCATAGTGGTGTAAAGATAGCAGAGGTTTTATAAAAAGTCAAGGGGTTATTTTTTCGATTTGAATTTTGCAAGTAGAACGAACGACACGAGTATTAATGCCAGTAGCCATCCATTGTTAGTCGTTCGCATCAGTGTGTCCATTCGCTTTGTGGGGAAGGGGGAACTTTTTTGAGTAGTCGAACATCTACCAGTTCGAGTTGGGATGGAAGACCATTGGTTCCTTTGATAAGCAAAGAAACTCGGGGCCATTGATACAAATTGTTGACGCCATTCACGATTCCTGTGATACAGAGGGTGTCAATATAGACTGCCTCCCCGACTTGGTATGTGACGCTCTGTTGTTGGGTATGTCGCTTGAGGAATACGAATGCAGGAAGAATAACTGCTGCGATAATACAAATGATACCAAGGACTACCAGCATTTCAATCAAGGTGAACGCTTTGACTTTTTTTATCATGCCGTTATTATAACACGGCAACATGATTTGTCAAATGGAAATTATCGCCGAACGATGTGGCGTTCTTCCCCGAAGATGGCTTGAAGGAGTCGTTCTTCTGGTTTAATTCCAGAACATGAGTCAATTAGCTGCTTGCGGTGGCAATAATAACACGGGGTAGGTCTGCCAACACGAAGATTATTATGGTGTTTGCAGGGGCGTATTAAAGTCAGGCGAGAAATCATAAAGAAATGTGGAACAGTTTGGGTCAACTACTCTCGGGCATACGAGGCAAAGAAGAGGTTTGATTATTGACTCTTAATTTTTAAAGTTTGACAGGCTGAGAATTTAAGTTTGAGCCGCCGAAGCGGGGCATCTTTCTCTTTGTCATTTTTAAAGTTATAGCCTTTCTTCAAGGCATGATTGCTCAGGTAATTCCTACCATCATTTTCCCAAACTGCCCACAAAATGTTTAGCCAACTTCCGTGGTGGCGTTGTAGGTGTCCACTGTGTCTTGGAGTTTGTCAATCTCGGTTTGAAGTTCGAGCACCATCTTATCCGAGGTTTCTTGATTGATGAATGAGGTCCAAGTGTATTCCATCTTTTCTTGGTCCCGACCCACGAAGGTCACTTCGGTTCCTTCCCGCTTCTGCAATCCTTGGATAAAGGAGATTCGAGACTTCAATTCCGCCATCCGTTCGAGAGCAGGATAGATGCCAATGTTGGCGGTGGTGATTTTACCTTTGATGACTCCGAGTTCGTCGGAGAGTTTCAGGATGCGGTCCCACACTGCTTTGCAGTCAACTCCTGACACACTGTCGGAGCGGCGGGCATTTTCCCGCTGAAGAATTTGTTGTTGGCGAACTAATTCACCGGCGAGGCGATTCTTTGTTTTGAGAGCTTGTGATAGATTCATAGAGTTTTTTGTTTTAATTGAGCCGCAATACTATCATAACTCTGGTTTGGTGTCAACATTTATTTTTGTGTGAAAAAATGACGACATCTTCTCTTCTCAATAATGATGGCTATATTTATAGGGCATGAACAAGATTCGCACACTTTTTATCTGCAAAAAACGCTCTACTTATGGAGTATCATACGGCCTGCTTAACTCATGCCGTTTTCTGTGTAACGCTTTGGATGAGATGGGGTATGAAAGTAAACTCATCGAAGTCGTTGATAATAACGATATAGACCGTGAAGTGTCCAAATATAAGCCAACTCATGTTTTCATTGAAGCATTATGGGTTGTTCCGTCGAAGTTTGAACAACTTATTCCACTCCATCCGACTGTGAAGTGGTATGTTCGATTGCACAGCAACACACCATTCCTTTCAAGCGAAGGTATAGCGGTTGAATGGATTGTTCAATATTTGGCTATTGGAGTCAGGTATCCGCAATTCAAAGTTTCGTGCAATGCAGAAAAATTGGTAAATGATTTTGAAGGTGCTTTGGGAGTTAGAACAGTATATGCGCCAAACGTTTATATGCCAAAAGATGAAATTGAGGCAGCACCCAACTCAATATCCCATTGCCATGATAATATAAACATCGGATGTTTTGGTGCTATCCGACCTTTAAAAAATCAACTCATTCAGGCGATGGCGGCAATTGCATTTGGAAGGAAAGTCGGTCGTCAGATAACCTATCACATCAATTCGGGAAGAGTTGAATCCAATGGTGAGCCGACCTTGCGTAACATTCAAGCATTGTTTGCATCGTCTGGTAATAAGTTGCAAGTCCATGAATGGTTGGACTGGCATAACTTTATTAAAATTGTTCGCACAATGGATTTGGGATTGCAAGTATCTCTCTCAGAAACCTTTGATATTGTTGCTGCGGATTTTGTATATGCTAACGTGCCAATCGTCGGGTCCAAGGAAATCGAATGGTTAAGTCCACTTTATCAAGCCAGTTGCACTGATAGCGTTGACATTGTAAAGAAGCTTGAAGCTGCTTGGGAAGGCAAGCAATTTGGTATTCATTCCGCCAATCGTAACGGATTGAGAGAGTGGAATGAACACGCCAAAGAAGCTTGGAAAAAGCTGTTGAAGAAGTAAATATTTGGGATGTGGATTGAACCGAAATACGGTTCAATCATAGATTGCGAAAACTTTGATGTGTATATGCATCCACGGAAAAGTATCCCCTTACTTTCACTGTGCCGCTATAGTTATCAATTCCAACATTGATTTGCCATTTGTTATATGGGGCATCAGGATACCACCACGGCACATGTGGATTCTCTTCGATTTTTTGCTTCAATGAATTAATGATAGCTTGGGCATCGGGCTTTATGTGTTTGGTCCAATACAAACGACCCACCTTGTCGAGTCCAACGCATAGATATAAATCAGCAACTCCAACCATGTCACGCCCGGGTTCCCATGTATTTATGTTTTTTACGAGTTCTACCAGAACGTCCTCCCCGATTTCTCTATACTTAATCTGAACTCTGAATTTAGTTCCTTTTTGCGTAGTGAGAATTCGGTCAACTTTATCATGCATATCTTGTTGTTCGTCAACTTCATCGAGAGTTGCTCCCTGTTTTGCCAGTTGAAGTTTCCATTTATCCGCAATGAGAAATTCTTCGCCTTTGCCTTTTTTTACTCGGTCTTTAGTCGGGCTATGTGAAATCATTATGGCCATAATACCACGCTAATGAAAAAAGTCAAATATTTTTGTGTTTTTTATTTTTGGCTGATATGTAGTAAATGAGACCCGAGTCTCGCCCAAATAGAGAGAACGCTAAAATCTCCTCTTGACAAGTTTTACAGCCTGTGGTATTGTATTGCCACGATGACGAAAGTTCAGACAGCAGCCAAAGGTATTATTGCCCATTTGCACGCAGCCGACAAAGAGTTGCGTAAGGCGATGGTGCTCGCAGGAGATAGCGGGTTGATGCCTGTAACTCATCCGATTCGGGAAGCCCAATTTAGTTTGGATGACGCCTTGACCCGTGCAGAAGTTTTTGGCAAAAAGAAAAATGCAGAAATTTTCGAAAAGCACTTGACATTTGCGGCGGATGGTCTATAATACTCGCATATGATACGAGAAATTACTATCAAGCCAGTCCTAAATGGATTTGTATGCAAAGTGGGATGCCAAACAGTGGTTTTTAATTCCGCCCGTGAGTTGGCAGAAAACATCGAGCGGTATTACAAGAATCCTGATGCGGTGGAGAAGGATTTCATTGCGAAAGCGGTGAATAAAACGATGGACGAATATCCTGCTCCCGAGTGTGGCGAACCTTGTGTTGTTGACCCAAGGCCCGATTGCAACCCTTGTTGCGAATCTCCTCGGCCAATCGGGGGAGCTTTGCGAGAAGTTCGCAGATAAATTTTGAGTGTTAAACGGCGGGAACCCTTCGCAAGAAGTGGATGGGCAGAAATGCCGATTGTGTCTCGACGGCTGTTAGATGCAACGAAAGTTGTCATGTGGTTATAAAAAATAATACCACCTAAGACGTTTCAGTAAACACTCAGATTGTTCTTTACATTTTCCGTGGAGTCTGCGAAGATACCACGGTTGTTCAGATGTCGTTACAGCAAGCAACTAAAACTAATGAACAAAAAACAAACAAGGGCCACATCAAACCATTTGAATGATTGTGGCAAACAGGTTCGGTCGCCTGCTCAAGGGCCGAGGGTTGGTTGCCTAGAATAGACCACGGAGCGGTGTCCGTTAGAATCGTAGTTTTGCAAATACACCCGACAAGGGCAGTCGAAAACATGCTTGGGAGATAACCCGACAAATCCGACATCTAGTTTGTGAGTGGTTCGGCCAAGCAGGCAACGTTGGATAGGCCGAATCGTCAAGTTTCTCGTCCAACCGAGCGGGCCTGCCGAGACAACGATTTTGATAGTTTAGTTCTTTTGACAATTTAGTGTGATGGCATCTTAGATGCACCCCATCGAAGGGTTCGCAGCGTCGGGTAGCACCCGAAGTCGGCGGCTCACAACAATTTGGTCCATACAGCAACAAAAATAAATTCATTCAAAATGAAAAACGAAATGGATATGCTGGCACAAATCCACCTGTTCAGTCAGGAGAAATACTAACGTGCTCTGAGGATTAACAGTAAACGTCTGGACCTAGACAATTTAGATGCGTAACAGCAACAAAAAACAAATACCATGCTAAGGACGGAGACGGCATACTCCCCTATTCAGTTAGGATAACTCATATGCACAGAAGACAACTGTAAAATAACATGCATCTAGCCAATTTTGGGGCTGCAAAGTCCCTCTGGGGCACCGTTAGGGATGCGGTGCCAAATAACTTTTTTGTTATAGATACGAAAAGCAAACAATGGTTAGTATCTAGCAATATAACCCGAAACAACAAAAGAAAAGGAAAACCGTTATGCGTAACATCGCAAAGAACCGTAAGCAAACTCAATTCGTGCCTGTCTCGAACCCGTTCATTCAGGCCATGACCAACGCCGGAAATGTCGCTTTCACTGAAAATGGAGCACTCACCAACAAGTCCACGAAGTCCGATATTCTCGACTGGTTTGGTGCTGGTGGAGCACTGCGTCAACGTCAGCCCCAAGACATCATCAATCTGTTCACTCGTGCCTTCGCCGAAGACCGTCTGACTGCATTGAAGATTCTCTTCTACTTCCGTGACATCCGTGAAGGACAGGGCGAACGCAACACCTTCCGTGTCATCGCCAACTACCTCGGGCAAAACTATGCCGATGTGGTTCGCAAGAACCTCGAAAACATTCCCTTCTATGGTCGTTTCGATGACCTCTATTGCCTCGTGGGAACTCCCCTCGAAGATGAAGTGTTCGCACTCATCGCCAAGCAATTGAAGGCTGACCTTCGCAACATGAAGGCGGGCGAACCCGTGTCTCTGTGTGCCAAGTGGCTCAAGAGCGAAAACACTTCCAGCAAGGAATCCGTCCGCCTTGGTCGCAAGACCCGTGAGGCGTTGGAACTGACTCCGAAGCGTTACCGTAAGATTCTTGCGGCCCTGCGTTCCCATATCAATGTCCTTGAGACCAAGATGTGTGCGGGTAAGTGGAACGAGATTAACTTTGAGCAAGTGCCTTCCAAGGCCAGTTTGAACTATCGCAAGGCTTTCGGTCGCCACGACCAAGAGCGTTATGCGAAGTATCTTGAATCCGTCAAGAAGGGCGAAGCGAAGATGAATGCATCCGCTGTATTCCCTTACGAAATCTTCCGTTCACTCGTGAAGAATTTTGGATATGGCACACAGCCTTCCGCACAGGAAATCTTGCAAGCCGACTTGCAATGGAAGTCCATGCCAAATTGGATGGGTGAGAATGCCCATAAGGGTCTTGTCATCGCCGACCTCTCGGGGTCTATGTTCGGTCATAACGGTGCGCTCCCCGCATATGTGTCCATCTCGTTGGCGATTTACTTCGCCGAACGGAATGTCGGTCCTTTCAAGGATGTTTGGATGAACTTCTCGGATACGCCGTCGTTCCAGAAGTTGAAGGGTAGCAACCTTTACGAGAAGTGGCAGAACATGGACAAGCAGCATTGGGGACAGTCAACCAATCTACAGTCCGCATTTGACATGATTCTCCGCACGGCGATTCAAAACAATGTATCCCAAAAAGATATGCCCGAAGTTTTGTATATCGTGTCGGACATGGAGTTCAATGTGGGTTGCCCCGGCAACAACAAGACGAACTTCGAAATCATGGCAGATAAGTATCGTAATGCTGGCTATGAACTGCCTCGGGTGGTTTGGTGGAATGTTGCCACCCGCAACGACAACTTCCCAATTCGTGCAGACGACTCGGGAACGGCATTGGTTTCAGGTTGCTCTCCGAGCATCTTGAAGAGCCTCTTGGGTGCAGTCACCTTCGACCCGCTCTCCATCGTCTATGAAACGGTCAATAAGCCTCGCTATGACCGAGTTAAGGTGTAATCCTTGAAAGAATTCAACCCCGCTTCGGCGGGGTTTTTTGTTTTTAATGCTTGACAGAATGGTATGGAATTGATATTATGTTGGCTCTTAAATGGTCCATCATGGACACAATCAAAAAGTAAATATATGAGAAACACACAACAAAAGCCGCAGCGATATGGCATTTTCTATCGCTCCAATGGCCGCTGGACTTCTACCCCGTATGCGGGAATGACGTTCACAAAATACACCCTGACACGCAGACCCATCAACGAAGATATTAAGACGTTGCAAAACCGTATCTTGAAATCTCGGGTGAAGGTATTGCCTGTCACTGTGGCGTAATCATCCCATGCCTCAAACGGTCATAGTGAATATGCGGTGCCACAAGCCCGATGTTCAATGTGACCGTTTTTCAATTTTTGGTAATCCCTTTGATTTCCAACAGCTTGGAATCACTCGTGATGAAGCCTGTGACAGATTTGAGGAATATTTTTATAAAAAGTTGCGGGATGTTGAATTTCGTGATAAAGTATTGGCATTGAAAGGTAAGAAGCTTGGTTGTTGGTGTAGGTGCCTGCCGCCTTGTGATAATCCTAAGTGCAAGACGCATAGATGCCACGTCGAAACGATTTTGAAATACTTAAATGAACACTGAAACAAAATCTGCTCGGTTTATGTCACATGACTATCCGAATCATGTGGGCAATGATTCTTGGAAGAAGTTATCCAAAAATCAACGTCGGCAAATAATAAAGAATCGAAGCCGAGCAAGTCAACTTATGAAAGAGTTTACTTCTCGAAACCATTTATTCCACATTCCAAATGAAACCTGATAGGATTTTTATAGTGAGGCATGGCCAATCCGTGGGCAATGTGAGCAAAGAGGTCTATAAAGATATTCCTGACTATGCTCTTGAACTTACCCCCAAGGGGCGGGAGCAAGCGTTGGAAGTCGGTAAAAAACTGAAAGAAATCATAGGCGGGCAATCAATTCAGTTTTATGTTTCTCCGATGTGGCGAACTCGTCAGACCTATGCGGGTATCCGAAAATCATTTTCCAATATCTATGACCCCAACCTTTACAGGTATTATGAAGACCCACGACTTCGGGAACAGGAATGGGGCCAGAATATGGATTCTCGTGAGGGATATAAGGATAAGATTGAAGAATACCGTGACAGTTACGGACATTTTTATTATCGCTTCCGTGATGGGGGTGAATCCTGTGCCGATGTATTTGACCGTGTAAGTGACTTCATGAATACGCTTCATCGTGACTTTCAGAAGAAAGACTTTCCACGCAATGTCGTAATTGTAACTCACGGGATGACAATGCGCTTGTTCCTGATGCGATGGTTTCATAGTTCCGTCGAGGAATTTGAATCTTGGGGCAACCCCCAGAATTGCGGATATTTTTTACTTGAACGTCAAGATGGAGAAAAGTATGAACTGATGACTCCACTCCGAACACACAAGGTTCGTCACGATTTTCAGTTTAAGCCCGACGAAGGAGATTGTGATTATTTTCCCGTCCAACATGATTTGCCGTATCAAGAAACTCCATAAAAACATATGTTATACTTTATTGAAGCCCGAGTTACTCGCCAACACGCTGGTCTTTCCTCACCACGCCAAGAAGTTATTGGCAAGCTTGTAAATGCCAATAGTCCCGGTGAGGCCGAATTTAAATACAAAACCGCAGTGGAAGCAAAATATAAGCACGAGGGGCAGGTAAGACTGTCGTTCGAGTTTCTTCATTTTGCGGATGAAATCAAATAATCATATGACTCTAAGAGAAACATTAATGATGGTTGACCTCGACGCCGTTTATTTTCTTATTCATAAACGTGATAGTGGTTATCCTGAATGTGACCGTCTTTCATTGGAAACGGTTGCGAATAACTATGGTCGTGTGGTGAAAGAGTTGTTGAGTAAACCGAAGGTGAAAGCATACTCAATGCCGTTTGTTATTGACAATGCGGTTGACCCGTTTGATAAAACACCATATCTTGATGTATATCTTCGCAATCGTCGTTATGTGGCTCCTCCGAAGGGAAAGAAACCTTGGGGCGGTGTTCGTGGAAAAAAGATGCCGAAGGGAAAATACAACTGCAATCTCAGCAAATATAATTTGCGATATTCTTTAATGGGGATTCGATGGAGCAAGTTGATTGATACTCCTATTGAAAACAAGGCTGGATGCTCGAATGAGCAAGTGATTGCTACTTTATTGTGGGAATTGACGTTTGATGGATGGACCGAAGAGAAGACCGCAGAGAACACGGAAATTCTCAAAGAACGTCTAAAAGAGGCCATCAAGGAAATCAAATCGGGAAAATGTATTACTTTGCCTCCAAAAACCAAAGGCGGAATGAAGGTTGTTATTCCTGACTCGGTGAATAAACAGATAATGGACATCATCAATAAGCCTGTAAAGAAGAACAAAACTCCCAATACTTGTAAAACCTGTTTGGGATATGGATTGTGGGGAATGGGAAATGCATCTCCGATGGGTCCAATGGATGCATCGGATGGTATGCCTACGAAGGCTTGTCCTGAATGCGGTGCCAATCCAAACCCAATAAAGTAAACATATGACACTCGGAGAACTAAAAAAGTCGTTGGCAAAACTTCCTCCTGATATGAATGATATGCAAATGGTCATCATATATGCTAAAAACGGCGAGATGAAAATGGAACTCGTAGCTTTTACGGGTTACATTCCCGCCCCGGGATTTGAATGTATTGCCATTGGGTCTGTTTCAGAAATCAAACGCAGAGTGGATGCGGGAGAAATGGACCCGCCCGAGGGTTACGACCGATTTCAGTAAACATGAATGCACAATTTTACAATTCAATGGATTCGGATACTATCAAAGTCAAAACATATTTTGACATGATTCGATTATTAGAAACCAATCCGAATAATGTTTATGTCCCAGTGTTCTATGCTAAAGGTTCACATGAATGGCTTGCCATTGACCGAACGTTATATCTAAAAAACCTGAAAGGAATCGGAAATCCTGAAATTGCGTTTCCTTGCTTGGTTGAAATCGAACCTGATGGGGAAATCTTCTTCCATCCAAAAGCCGAAAATAAATTATGAAAATCATCACCGGATTCATCACGGGCTGGCAAGTAGCATCTAAAACTGCTTCGTTGCGAGCGAAACCAATTATCAACCTTATCGTGGACCGTTCGGTAGCGAACAAGTTCCTCGTAGATACGCTGGAAGCCAAAGAGCCTGTTAGCCCCGATGCTCTTTTCTGCATTGGTCAGGCAGGGGATGCTTGGCAACAAATGCCGAAGAAACTTCTCGCCAAGTATGATGTGACCGCCATTGACGATGGTTGGTTGATTTGCACCCCCAAACCTGACAATGCGGTGAATTGTGTCGAAGTGACTCGTGAGTTGATTAAACTCGTTGACCCGGAAAATGCCCATTTAGAGTGGATTTCGAAAAAATTCACTATCATTGGTCAATGGGGTGAGACGGTGGATGGCGTGGCAAACGTCCAACGGGGTGACGTAGGCGACTTCATCTGTCAGAACCAAACGGACCCCACCGATGTATGGGTGGTTCGCCGTAAGTTGTTCTTGAACACTTACATAATCAAGGCATAAAATAGTCACTTGACATTTTTATAAAACGTGGTATCTTTCTCACGTAACAGTTAAACAACAACAACATTTATGAACAAACAATTAACACCTGAACAACGCAAAGCTCGTCTCCAACTTGGACTCAATATCGCCGGGGTCTGTCTTATCGCCGCATTCGTCGGCCCATTCGCTGTAACCATTCTTCACGGATTGGGTGCCCTTTTCGCCGTCGCCATCACAGTGGGTATCTGTTGGACTGCCATGAAATTCATGGGCTGGTTCACTCTTATGATTGCCAATGCCAGCTTGAAGGCAATGAAGGCCGAAGCAATGCGGAACCCAGTTGAGACACTCCAAACGGAGTATGTCAAGAAACAGCAAGCCCTTGCTGAATTCAAACGCCAGCTTGGTGTTTTCATGGCCGAAGTGAGCAACTTCGAAACCAAGGTGAAAGAATATGTCAAAAACCGATTGGAAGATGCCGACATCTATGTTGGTCAACTCCAGAAAATGAAGCAACTGGAAGCGTTGCGTGAACAGAAATATACCGACGCCCAAGACTCCCTCGCCGAGTTTGCGGAAGCCATCCGCCGCACGGATACCAAGTGGAAAATGGCCTGTGCCGCTCAACATATGAACGAGGCGGCTGGTGAAATGGAAGGTGACGTGTTCGACAAGATTTGTATCGAGACCGCCATCGAATCCGTGCAGACCAAACTCAATCAATCGTTCGCCGACCTCGATTTGGCCCTCTTGGATGACGCCAATGCCAAAAAACAGCTTGACGCCAAGAAACTGAATCAACTCGCTGCACCCCGCACGGCGGCTCAACTCCCCGACGCCAACATCATTGACGTGGATGCGGTTCCCGTGGCTGCTCATGCGAAAGTCCGTGTTTCCTAATCAACAACATCAACATCAACATCCTTAACCAATAATATAGTTATGAGCAAAAAGTTCCAACTTATCTCCCTCATCATCGTGGCGGTCATTGCCTTCATCTGGTATATTGTGATTGCCGCCGCAAACAGCAACAATCAACCCACAGACGGTCAGCAACAAACTCAACAGCAGTAAACCACCATTTAGTTAAACAAACAAACAACAAATAAAATATGAAAAAGTTACTTATCCTCAGTCTCGTCGGCCTGTTCGCCGCCTTGGCTTCGGCACAAACATCAACAAATCCGCCTACGTTTATCAAGGGCGACATGACCATTCAATACAACACCCGTCAAAATACTCCTATCGCTCATGGCGTCAAGGATGTTTACACGGTCAATGTGAATGTGTGCAACAGTGCTCAGTTTCATGGCACCATCACGGATTTGCCCCAACTCATTGAAGGATGGGTCAAGAAAGACGTGACTCAAAACCGTGTGTTAAACTACGACATCGCTGCCGACCTCGTGAATCCGAAGAACCCGACTCAAATCAAAAACGTCGGTCGTTTATTCGGCACCGTGCCGATTAGTCAGGATGGCGTGTATCATTATGGTCAAGGTTCACTTGAAATGGACATCATTCCGATGGGTCAGGCCGCAGGATTTACGAGTCAGTTTAAGGGCGACGTGCAAGGCAAACCCCTTAATCGTCCTGCTAATTGGCTTGATAATGTCTCTTTGAGTGCTATCAGTCTTACTCGCACGTCGAATGGAAAGACTACGACTGTCATTCTGAAAAAATATGACAAGATGGTGTATAACAATGCGGAACTTGGTGCAGGTCCGGCACAGTTTTACACTTCTGTTGTTGTCAGCGGGGAAATGCTCTATGACTATGACAAGAATTGTTGGTTCTTTAACAATGTCACACTTTCCTATGCTGGTCATTACGACCGCATTTCGGGGACTATTCGTTGGGTTGAGCCTAACCGTGGTAGCGGAGAATATCAGTTTGATGTGCGTGTGAATGAGCCTGCTCCGGGTGAAGGTGCGGTCTTCTCCGCAGGTCCGACTGATGAATCGGCATTTTTCGAAACCGATAACTCAATCGCTGGTCTTACTGGCACCATGAAATACAAAGATACCCTTCGTGGTGATACCACCTTGGCTTCGGCAGTCACGATTGACTTGAAAGGTAATAACCTTACTAAACAGCAAACGATGGCTCTTTGCAAGATGATTATTTTCTCGGCTGTGGTGCCGATGAATGCAGACTAACCGACAACCACACAAACACAAACACAAACATAAATACAAACAAATGAAAAAATTGTTCCTATCCTTGTTCGCCGTCGCCCTCTTGGGTGTCACCGCCAACGCTGCCAACACCAATCAGGTCACGAACCTTCTGCCGCCTATCACCAACACGGTGGCCTCGGATGACGTGACGAAACACGACATCACCCTCAGTGCAGGTGGCCTCGTTCTCCCGAGCAACGGAGAATCCGAATCCGCATTGGATGTGTCATTTGCATTGAATCCGTTCTCGGCTGCTCGCAACTTGTGGCTCGGCGTGGCTCAATCCGTCGCATGGAGTCCGCAGTTTGCTGGTTCCACGGATTTGGATGCTAATTGGTCCATCCATACCTACAAGCAACTCTATCTGCTCCCCGGTTGGAGTGTCGGTAGCGTTTATCAAGTGAGCACTTCCGCAGTCTGGCGAACTAGCCCAGAATTGCAGGCCCAGTATTACTTGAGCGACGACGTGTTCATCATCGGCCAAGTCAATTACGACATTGTGAGCCAAGGTGATAACGATGTCCGTTGGAGCATCGGCCTCGGCTACGAGTTTTGATGCCAACTGTTACGAGACGCCGCCCTTCGGGGCGGCGTTTTTATTTTTATATTTCCACTTGACGTTTTGACTTCACCGTGTTATATTCTTCGACAATGAAACGTGACCTTTATCAAGTCCTTGAAGTGAATCCCCGTGCGAGTGTGGCCGTGATTGAAGCGGCTTACCGTGCCCTTATGAAGGAAGTTCACCCCGATGTAGGTGCAAGTGTCAATGGCACTCGTGCGACGGACCTCAATGAAGCCCACGACATCCTTACCGATACCCTCAAACGCAAAGATTACGACCGTGCCCGCCAAGACTTGGGCAAGACTGTTGGTTCCTACAAGCTATTGGGACAAATCGCAGAAGGTGGCTTTGGCAGAACGTATAAGGCCGAGCACAAAGTCCTCAAAGAATTGGTCTGCATCAAGGATTGTTCCAATGTCTCCCTTGCCGAAACGAGTATGTTGGTTGAAGAATGCCGAGTCTTGTGGGACTTGCGGCATTACGCTCTTCCTGCCATGCGTGACCTCATTCAACTCGACGATGGACGTGTCCTGATGGTTATGAGTTACATCCCCGGTCTCACGCTTGCTCAGACCATCGAAAAACTCAAAGGTCCGATGGACCCCGAATCTGTGATGTGGATTAGCGAACGCATCATCAATGCCCTTAACTATATTCATCGCCACGGCGTCATTCATGGTGACTTGAAGCCTCAAAATATCATTATCCAAGAGGACAAGCATATGGCAGTGATGGTGGACTTCGGTCTATCTTTGGTGAAGCCAACCCATATCAGTGAAGCCAAAGGTTACACCCCGTTTTTTGCCCCTCCCGAAGAGATTACAGGCAAGCCTCTTGTCCCCGAGTCTGATTACTATAGCCTTGGAATGACGATGCTCTACGCCCTCGGTGGTGGTTCAGAATGGGTTGAACGTAAAATGGTGCCCAAAGATGTTCCCGACGAGATATGTGCCTTTATCAAGCGGCTGATTGCCCGTGACGTGAACGCTCGCCCCCAATATGGCAAAGTGAGTGATGACCTTGGGGATATGATTTCTCAAGTGCGAACCCAAGTTTTTGGTCGGACTTCATCGGGAATGAAGCCTATTTTTGGCAAGAAGCCTTCGGTGGTTCGCCATTGATTTAGCAGTTAAACAAACAAACACAAAAATAAACATATGAGTGAAAGTGGTGATTATAGTCCGGGTGTCTGGAAAGGACACGATTTCGCAAGTGCCCGACGGGCATACGACGTATCCGCAGGTCGCAGCTATGATGCTGCTGTCAGTGCGGGAAAAGCGGCCAAAGACTTGATTGCGGATGACGTGAAGACTGATAGCACGTCTCCCGTTATCATTGTCGTTGACCAAACGGGAAGCATGGGTGAATGGCCCAAAATCATGTTCTCCAAGCTGCCTTATTTGGAGCACGAAACCAAGGAATATCTGGGCGATGATGCCGAATTCTGTTTTATGGCCATCGGTGACGCCAATAATCCGTCTCGGGAAAAGTATCCTTTGCAGGTCCGCAGTTTTGCCAAGGGACTGGACCTCAAAAAACGTCTTGAAGAACTCGTCATCGAAGGTTCGGGCGGCGGCAGTCATCAAGAAACGTATGAATTGGCGGCATTGTTTGCCGCCGAACGCATTGAAATGCCCAAGGCCATCAAGCCAATTATTATCTTTATTGGTGACGAGGAACCCTACGATACCATCAGCAAGGACCATGCCCTCGACCTTTGCGGAGTCAAGACGGAAAAAATTCTCACCACCAAGTCTGTCTTCGAGAAGTTGAAAGACAAGATGGCGGTATATTTCATCCAGAAGTCCTATGGCAGTGGCAGCGGTGCAGGCAACACCATTTCCGCCGATGACCGCAATACCCATGATGCGTGGGAAAAACTTGTGGGCAATGACCATATCGCAATGCTGCCTTCCGCTGACCGTGTTGTGGACGTTATCTTCGGCATTCTCGCCAAGGAAACTGGTCGTATCGCCTACTTCGAGAACGAACTTGAAGACCGTCAGTTAGCCGACAAGGATGGTAAGGCGAAAGTGGACATGGTTTACAAGTCCCTCGTGACCATTCACAAAATCCCCGATGCTGCTCGTGATGCATCGGGCGGCACTGGCAAGTCTGTTATGCGAAAAAGCATGAAGAAGCTTGCCGACGCTGGTGGTAGCAAAGCGATGAAGCCCCTCATTTAATAAACATATGCTGGACATTAATCTATCCGTGACCTTGTGGCCTAGTTTCCCTCACTTTAATCGGTTTGTCAATGACGACCGCATTTCAAGTATTCGGCTGAACAGTGCCCAAATGAGTGTTCCCGAATTGGACGAGGAACTGGATAAGATTAGCAAAATGAAGCTGACAAAGCCCCTTTACTATGACATCAAGGGGCGTCAGCTTCGGGTAACAGAAGCAATCCCGAATGACAACTACCTCGACATTCGGCTGAATCACGCAATTGAAGTGGATACTCCGACTCCCGTCTTGTTTAAGGCGGGAGCGGACCACGCTTTGCTGCTTGACGTAAGCGAAGGCGGGAAGCGGCTTAAATTCAAAGGTGGCCCCACATATTTGGTGCGTGCGGGAGAAAGTCTGCATATTCGGGATTCGAGCCTCCAAGTGTTTGGAGAACAGTTCACCCCCGTTGAACTCGAAAAGATACATAAAGTGCGTGATGCTGGTTTTAAGCATTGGTTTCTGTCTTACGTCCAAAGTCAGCAGGACGTGGACGAGTTTCGCAAGTTGGTTGGGGATGACGCACAGGTGATGCTCAAAATCGAAGACAAGAAGGGTCTCGAATACGTTAAACATACTTTTGTCAAGACGCCGAACACGTCGTTGGTTTTGGCCCGTGGGGATATGTATGTCGAACTCGACCGTCCTCACGAAATCTTGAATGCTACCAAGTTGTTGCTCGAAAAAGACCCCGATGCCCTATGTGGTTCTCGGTTGCTGCTTTCGACCATTCACGACTCGGTGCCTTCGTGTGCGGATTGGAATGAGTTAGCTTGGTTGGCAGACATCGGCTATAAGAATATGATGCTCTGCGACGAGTTATGTCTTAAAGAGGAATTGCTGGCCCGAGCGGTGAATGCGTTCCAAGCTTTCAAGGAAGACTATGACGGTGGGATTCAAACCATTCCACTCAAAGTCGTAAGAACTTCCAATCCCACTCGACTTACTACGATGCCTAAGCCCACACGGAAAGCTGAATCCATATTTAGCAAGGGTTGGGCATGGATTGGTGGGAGAGAACGAAGCATATGAGTATTCCGCTTGCAATGAAAGCTGCCCGTGAGTTGTTGGATGCACGTCGTCCGAAGCTACGATGCAATATGTTCAACTATACTGTGGAAGTTCTCCACGGCGACCATTCTCATTTTATCTTTCAATACGCCACTTGCCGCAAACAAAAAATTCAAGGGCATAATATGCTATTGGTATGGACGGAACATTGTGGCTATCATGCTTTCTTCATTGAAGATTTGGAATTCTGGAGAAAATATACATGCGTTTGAATTTTGTGTGTGGTGACTCCAAATTAATCTTTACAACCACTCCCATCTGTGATACAATACAACCCATTATGAATAATCCAGAAATATTCGATGCCGATTCCGTAGGTCATACCGAAGCATGGAAACAAGAAAATGCTAAATATCGGGCTTGGTTTTCGAACCAACATCCCAACGAACGTGTTATTCAGTTGAATGGCAAGACTGATATTTTGGCTGACATCAAAGCCGAGTGGAATGCAATGGAAGATGCCCAGATTGCACTCGGCTGGTCGGGATTGATTCCGGCTATTCCTCTCATTGCTTTGGTGGTCGGTGTTCTGTATGCGATTTTACATTGATTTATGGGAAAACTTATTGAAAACCTTAAAAAAGAAGTTGCGGCAAACGGTGGTGGATGCCGTGAAGAACTAAAACCTGCTTATCTGTGGGCAGCAACCAAAAAAGACATTGAAACTCACGGTGCTTGGCTATTGGTGCCTATTGTTTTGATTGTGGCTTTCTTCTGGTTCATCAGCAGCATCATTGTGAATGGACACTAAAAAAGAATTCACTTGTCGTGCGTGTCGAGGTCCACTTGATTGGAGTCCATTGGACTATAACTACGACCCCAACGATGATTGGTTTATATGCCATCCATGTGTAAAACGGGTTGAGGAAAATCCACCTGAAAGTGTCAGGCGATTACAACAATGGATGATAATGTCAATGTTTCCCTAAAAATTATGAATGCATTAATGAATAACCCGTGGCTTTTCTTGGCCGTTGTGATTTGGGTGGTATGTGGAACTTATTCCATTGTTCGGAACAATGATGAAGGACTAGGTGCTGCTCTGATTGCAAGCGGTTTGCTTGGAATTGGTTATGTAATTACGCATTCTCATTAATTTATGAAAGATGAACTCGGAGACAGAATGAAGTCGCAGTATGAGGACCGCACACGGTTCTCACTGCCTCGCCGCACTTATACCATCATCCGCTTGGATGGTAAGGCATTCCATACCTACACTCGTGGGTTGAAGAAGCCTTTCGACAAGGATTTGTATGAGGATATGGACAATGCCATCATTGCCATGCTTCCTGAGATTCAGGGGGCGGTGTTCGCCTATACCCAATCGGACGAGATTTCTATCCTTTTGACGGACTTTGCCTTGCCTAACACATCGGCGTGGTTTGATGGCAACTTGCAGAAGATTACTTCCGTGTCGGCTTCAATCATCACTGCGGAGTTTAATCTTCTCAGAATGAACAGAGTCCGAGAGGAATTGAAGAGCCTTGCCACTACTGGCGAAGCAAGAGAATTCGCAGACCGATTTCGGAATGCATACTTTGATGCTCGTGTCTTCACCATTCCTGACCGCACGGAAGTCATGAACTATTTCATCTGGCGTAACCAAGACTGTGCCCGCAACTCGGTATCAATGGTGGCACAGCAGAACTTTTCCCACAAAGAACTCCAAGGAGTTTCAACCCATGCGATTCACGATATGCTTCACGCCAAAGGTATCAATTGGGCGACGGACTTCTCCGATGGGGAGAAGAATGGAAGGATTATTGTCAAAGAAGAATATCAATCTCCTTCTGTCCCCGGTGGTCGCAACTGCTCGGGTCAGGAACCTTCGACTGTCACACGAACTCGTTGGGTATCCAAGGGTGCTTGGAAGTTTACTGAGAATAAAGATAAACTTCTGGACATGATTCCGAAGTATGAGTAACGCAAGGTTCATAACCATCTGTCTTGTGCTATTTGTAACGGCTGAGATAGCATGGTGGGTTTATGTTTCCACATTACCATTACGTCACTGAAATATGAATAAAACAAAATTAATCCTAATCGGGGCAGCTATTGGTGTGGCTGTCGTTATAGCATTGGCATTCGTCGTCTTTATTTTGCCAAACCTATTCCACGCATCGCAGCAAAGCATTAACTAATTTATGGATTCGAAATACAAACTTAAACAAACCGTATGGTTTATGCACAACAATAGACCATATGAGTCTCATGTGAAACGCATTCAACAAACCAAATCTCTTCACGAGGAATATCCGCCGAAATCATTCTGCGATAATGATTACCCAGACCCAATTGTAACCGAGGTTATTGAGACGGAGTATGAAATTTTCAATGGAACATTCATCTTCATGAAGGAAAAAGAATTGTTCCCGACCAAAGAAGAGTTGGTTGCCAGCCTATTGAAATGATTTATGGAAAACTATATTGAACAGTGCAGGATTGTTCGACAGCTTACGATGGCACCGATGAAAGATATTGCTGATGCTCTGCGTCAAACCAATGGCGATGTGAATGCGGCAGTGCAGTTGCTTATCAAAAACAAGGTCGCTGATGCCGCAGATATGGCGAATCGGAAAGCTGACAACAACATTATCTATTCCTATGTCCACAACAATAAAGTTGGGGCAATGATTGTCTTGGCGTGTCAGACTGACTTCGTGGCAAGGAACGAAATGTTCTTGAAGCTGGCGAAGGATATTTGTATGCATATCGTGTCGAATGCGACTTGTGAGTATGTTTCGGAAGAAGCTGTCCCCGGCACGGTGAAATCAATTTTCATTTCTGATTGCAAAAAAGGATTGTCCAATAAACCCGATGCCATTGTCGAGAAGATTGTGACGGGTAAATTGGCCAAAATGTTGGACGAAATATGCCTGCTTCGTCAAAAGTTCATCCGAGACGATACCATTACCATCCAACAGCTTATTGCCAATGTCTCAGCCACGGTCGGTGAGAAGATTGAAGTCAAGAAGTTTGTTCGATTCTCGGCATAAGCATATGACGCACGAAGAACTCATTGAAGTCGTCCGCTCTATGTTTGAGGATTTGATTGATGAAGCATATCAGAAAGCATATCCTGACATATCGGACATTTGCACCCCGACCCATGAGTAAGACGAATGGAGCATTGAAACGGGCGAGGAAACGGTTGAATGAATGGACTGCTCGTGGTGGTCAGTGTCCCATTTGTCATAAAGAGTTTCGAGACGGCTGCAATCATACCGTAAGTCAAGCCTATGAACGTCTTGAACAAAATGTGGTGAATGCAATGATTGATGCCAAGTTGAAGAAAGCGTTGAAAAATATATGAAAAACATCCTTATAGCTCTAATTGCCCTCATCGTCATTTTGTGGATATTGTTCATTGGACTTGCCCACGCATGGGTAGTCATGGGTGTATTGAAGTTTGGATTCGTCGTCGTCGGAGTTTTAATCGCTGGCTGGATGTGGGGACATTTTACCCGAAAATGACTGACAAAGAAATAGATGATATTTACGAAATCGCCGACCTTTTGATTAAGAATGGTCGGTGGTCGCTTTTGGATAACTTGATGGAGTTCTATGCTATGACCGCATGGCGTATGCCCATTGATATGTTGATTACGTGGGCGACTGTGACTTTACCTGTAAAAAGTAAACTTAGGAACCGAAACCTATTCATCGGTGAATGTTTGAAATTTCATTCGGACCCCGATGACCCCGAACTCTGGAAAGGACTCGAATGAAATACATAAGCTTAGACATTGAAACCACTGGCCTTAACCCCGAAACCTGCGACGTGCTGGAAGTAGGTGCCTACCTTGAAGATACCGCTAATCCTCTTCCGAGGGAAGAGTTGCCCAGTTTTCATCGTTACGTATGGAAAGAAAATTACAAGGGCGAACCATTTGCTTTGGCGATGAATGTTAATATCTTTAAAAAAATTCTCGACTTGCGGAAACGTTGGTTAAACAATGAGTCCTGCTCGGAAATAACAACATTTACTGGAATGACTTCGTGTTTTGGGAGTTGGTTGGATAAAAATGGTTTGGACGATAGAACAGCCAAGACGGTTCTTGCGGGAAAGAACATTGCTGGATTTGACATTCCGTTTATGAATACTTTCCCGGCGTGGAAAGACTGCTTTAAGTTCCATCATCGAGTTATTGACCCCGGCATGTTGTATTTCAACCCATTGACTGACACCGTGCCGCCCGATTTGAAAGAATGCAAAAAGCGTGCAGGTCTCCCAGAACTTGTAACTCACGAAGCTTTGGATGATGCTTGGGATGTCATTCAACTGGTGCGTGCCAAGTTCCCTCGTGTGTATGAATGATTTTCTCGATTTAGGCACTGAGATTAGACCGCTTAAAGAACCACGACCTATGTGCGTGGTTCGACTGACTACTTCTGTCTGGCATGATAAAAATGGCGTTCATATAGACAAGACCCTCCGATTCTTAAAACGCAAGTGTGTGGGATATAACATATTGTATGAAGATTGTTGCATGGCCGGTGCCGCTGACGTAGTTAAAAATATAACTAACTTGAATGAGTGTAAGGATGGTGTCTATCAAGTAGTAACGTGCAACGAATCAAGTGACTGGGAAACGCCTCATATTCTCGACGATTACGATTACAAACTGATTCCCGTATGAATGATGACAACATTCAAATTCACGAGGTTAAGCCAGATGACTTCCGTAAAGGTGTGCTGGCAGGAGAAGTTCGGCCCCATGACGTTGAGATAGTTGTTAAGTTCAAAGATGGCACATCTGCCAAAGCAACCGTAACTTGGGACAATATTAAAGCTCTATATGAGCATCATAATGTGTGTGCGGTGGGAGATATTTACGAGTGGATTGTAGAATCGAACTTATCCCATTAAAATAAATGGACTGTTTCGGACTGGTGTGAGATAATGTAGGTATGATTAAGTCCAAAAAATACGGAAATGACAACTACTGGTGCTTCTTCGAAGAAAGTTGGAGTGGTAAGGAAGTAGCCATATGGAAGGGGCCAGAAGGCTCTGAGGAAATCATCGCACGAGCCAAGGACAAATACGAAGCCAAGACAATCGTGGATGCCTTGCTTAAGCATATCAATACCGATGTCGGGCTATCCAACAAGCAACTTGCGTTTTTAGAATTCATCACCGCTCAATGTGTCGAACCCTACGCCACGATGGCATCCAATGCTATCTTGTGGAAAGACACCGTGGCATATGAGACATTGAAGAACCAGTTCCCTCAAATCTATGCTTAATATTGACGTTACAATGGACATAATATATGCCGAGGGGTATAATGCGTTTTTGAATGGGAAGTCAATTCATGACTGTCCATATGATTACTGGGATTTGGTTCGGCATTGGGAATGGGGTTGGGAATGTGCTCAGACATCTCGCAAACTTGGAATTATATGAAAGCAATTGCCGCAATGGATTTGAATAGAGGAATAGGATTTCGAGGAAATCTCCCGTGGCATCTTCCTGCTGATTTCAAATGGTTCAAGCAGAAAACTCTTGAAACAAAGAAGCTTGTGATGGGTCGGGAAACTTTCAAGTCAGTTGGACCATTGAAAAATAGGTTTACTTATGTTCTGACCAAAGACCATACCCTTTTATCATTGCCGCCATTTTCTTCCTATCAGTATGTCACATTTGATATGCTTCTGGGGTTGCGGAGTGATGATATGTGGCTATGTGGTGGAGTTAAAGCATATACGTTGCTTTTGCCGTGGTGCAGGGAAGTATTTGTAACACACGTGCTCAACGAATATAATGTAGATGCATATATGCCTCCGTTCGAGCATATGTTCCAGAATCAAGAGATAATCACGGAAACAAAAGATTTTTGGATTGTGAAATATTCGAGTCCCATTTTTGTATGAATATCATCCCCAACAATTCATTTACTCGATGGCTATGGGCATTGGTCTATAGGAAATGGCTCTGGCATTCTTTCTATAAAACTTACGGAAGAGTTATTGCGGTGAAAGGTTGGCGCACAGCATTGGTGGATTGGAATGGGTGTGAAAGAACAACAATGACACCAATATTTTGGTGGTTCAAATAATTTATGAAGACCGCCACATATACCAAACTTGACGGAGAAAACATCAGTATCGAATATGATGAGAATGCTCCGTGTCGAGTTTGTGGTTATCCTGTGACAGAAGCAAGTATGGGTGGCACCGATGTATGCCCTTGGTGTGATACAGGCGAAGAACGTCCAGATGTATCGGAGTGTTGTGATTGTGGATGGAAAGGACTTACCAAAGACCTTGGAACTACTAAACTTGATAATGACACTCTGGTTTGTTGTCCTAAATGTAAGGCATTGCCGTGGTATGATGACATCAGGAATAAATGATTTATGAATAACTTACCAAAATATGTTCCGCCGCCCAGTATATCGCCCGAAGTAAACCAAGGACGCAAGGATTGTTTGGATGGTAAGCTTTTGTTTGATAACCCTTATAATGAAATCTCCGATTATGAAAATTGGGCGATGTGGAAGACTGGGTATCTCGAACAATGTGTGTTGATAAAGCGGGAAACCCACGGATTAGCAATGCCGAATTAAATAAATTATGATTGAGCAACAATATTGTCCAATTTGTTTTCAGCCAATGAAGCAAGATGAAGACAATCCGTTTATCTGGCGTTGCTTTGCTTATCATTGGAATGAAAGTGGGGTTGTTATAGATTTAACCCCAAAACATACTAAGGAACCTCAAAAAAATGACTAAACAACAATGGAAATGTAAGCGTTGCGGTGAAATGGTGGATATGGGGGCATTCAAGTGTGGATGCACTGAAAGCCCCTCGCCGTGGGAACCTGTAAAAGCTATGAGTCCGTCGGTTACTAGCACATACGAAGATGACCCGTCCGAAGAACTCTGTTCGAATTGTGGATGTCCCATTCATCCCTGTATGCCATGTGAGGAAGTGGTAATGCTGAATGGCAACCATACCGATGACACCTACAAAGACTTGTTGACGCTTATCCTTCGAGAAGGACGCCGCAAAAAGAACCGCACAGGAGTTGATACCATTGGCGTCTTTGGGGCACAGGCGAAGTATAAGGTTGATTTGGACGCATTCCCCATTCTTACCACCAAGAAGGTTTGGTTTAAGGGTATTGTGCATGAACTCCTATGGTTCATTCGTGGTGATACAAATATTAAATACCTTGTGGACAACGACGTGCATATTTGGGATGAATGGGGTTGTAAGCGTTGGATGGATAGCCTCGGGGCAGGTCCAAAGAATATGTCACATCTTTTGCCAATGTATGTAGAAGGTATAAAGAATGACCCCGAATTCGCCGAGCAATGGGGAGAACTCGGTGAAGGCACCTATGGCGGAATGTGGCGTGGGTTTCCATATGCATTCGAACAGGCAGAAACAGAATATGGTGCCGTTAAAGGAACCGAAACTGTATTGAAGCGAGTGGACCAACTCCAAAAGGTGATAGACAAGCTCAAGACCAATCCTGATGATCGTAGAATGATTGTATCAGCTTGGCATCCCTACTGGGCAGAAAAATGTGCATTATCTCCGTGCCATTGTTTTATGCAGTTTAACACGGAGGAATTGTCATTTGATGAACGAATGAATTTATACAAACAAAACGGCGGTGATTTATTCCCGATAGCTCAATGTCATTCGGAAAAATGTTTTGATGATATGAATGTTCCTCGGCGTAGATTGAATCTTTTGATGCTGATTCGGAGTAATGATATGTTCTTGGGTGCTCCATTTAACATCACGAGTTATTCATTATTGATTGCTATGGTCGCTCACTGTGTTGGAATGGAACCGGGAACATTGACATATACTATTGGTGATTGTCATTTATATGTGAATCACTTAGAACAAGTAAACGAGCAACTTAGTCGAACCCCGAAGTCATTGCCTAAATTATGGCTAAATCCTAATGTTAAAGACTTATTCTCATTTAAGTATGATGATATTAAGTTGATTGGATATGACCCTCATCCGGCGATAAAGGGTGACGTTGCAGTCTAAATATATGACGCATTTGGCATTTTTCCATTTCGAAGTTTCCGCATTAGAGTAACTGGCGGTATTCCGAGGGTTGCGGAAGCATCTTGTAAGGTAGCATAAATCTGTCCGTCAATTGTAAATGGCTTTGATTTATATTTACGCATAATTCGGTGTGGTATGCGAGATACATCCTTGTAACAATATCCACGATACTTTTCATTTTTCGAGTTAAGTCGGTTATGAATAGTTTTTGGTGGAATGCCAAGTTGTTTACTTGCAGTTCCGACCGATGTATATGAAACGCCGTCTATCGTAAACTCAATATTCTGGTCGCCATTATAAACTCCTAAAAATGCTTCCCGTAATTTTTGACGATGCTCTTTACTGAATACTTTATGTTGTTGACCTCCGTAATCACAATTATAGCCACTGTCAACTGCATCATATGATTGTATCCAAAATTTTTCTCTCTTGTCCAACTCTTCGATGGAACATGTCTCTATGATTTCCCGTTTGAAATTATCATATCCGTATTTGTTTATGGCATTATAAAGTTTGGCATGTTTATATTTTTTATCTCGACGATGTTCCCGAAATCGCTGATGAATATTTGTGCTTTGCCCGATATAACATTTTCCCGATGGAGATGTAAGTTTGTAGATGCCTATTATTTTGGTCATACTAATAAATATGAATGGACGTGCTCAAAATGAAAACTAAAGTGGCAAGGTGTGATATTTCTTGACAATGAAATAAATTTCTGCTATTATATGCACGATAATGAATATTGAAGGGAAGCCCTAACACCATGTCTAAATTAGAAATAAATAAAAGAATTTTGTCACAATTATGTGAAGACCCAACTTCGAAGACTATTAAGAAAGTAGTGCGAAAATATGGATTGGAACGTGTAAACGAGGCGATGGATTGGGCAAGTCAATCTGAATCTTTTATAAAATCACGGATTCATATAAATAATGATGGTAATGGATTCATTGAACATTTTATCCCTAATTTTGAACCTATTAAGAATGGAAATTGTCTTGGATTGGATATGCAATATAGAATGAACGTGTTGAATAACCCGGATTTGCAATGGTTTCCCGTATCTGGAAATCCATTTAAAGTTGGGGTGGAAACTAATTTTGTCGCAAAAACCCAAAAATGGTATAAGAAAACGTGGGTAATTATAACAGGTGCGGCAGGTGCGGCAAGTGCGGTTGGTTTTATAGCGGGAGTGATTATTAACATTCAAACAATTCTTACTTTCATCAAATCTCTATGAAAACAAAAGATATACCCCAATCATTGGATGCCGCAATAGAGAAACTCTATTCCGATTTGAATGCGAAAGATGTCGAGTTCATCAAGTCGAAAGACCATTCATCCATTCATTTCTTTGGCGGCATGAAGTTGAGAAATGATTGGCACTTGTGGGATAAGAAGTCACCAATCAATAAAGATATTCAAAAGCGATTCAAGCTTGCTCACGGTGACGATTGTAGTGGATTGATATTCACTGGATTGTGGGCCAAAGTGCGGGGTGAAGATGTCACTGCCAAGCTAAACGAATGTGCTGCCCGATACACCAAGCATTGGCTTAAAGAGGGTGTTGACCCAATGACGGGGAAAGAATTATGAACCTACAACAAACCGAACCCAAATTCAAGCCCGATTGGAACCTGCATCGGATATGTCCGACGTGTGGGGAAAAATCCATAGGCGGATGCCGTTGTCCGTTGGGAGAACAACATTGCAAAAATGGGCATGAATGGTTTATGTGCCCCGTCCATCAAAAGACTGTGCTTGGCTCTGCCAGCCATGAAGGTGATACATTTCGCTGCCGTTGCGATGCCACCGCTTATCATAGAACATCATGAAAAGAGTTGGAACTGTATTAGACCGTAGAACAAAAGCATATAGAAAATGGTTGCATGGATGTGCAACAGCAGCAGAGCATAATCAATTTTTTACTATGATGAGATTGGAAAAAGAAAACAAGCAACTGAAAGAGACCATAAATGAAACTCGACAATCGAATTCTAATCTTTGAGCCGCAGCCAAATGCTACTCCTGACGAAGTGATGCAGGTTTTGCGGATGTTTGTCTTTCAATCCTATCCGCCAGAATTCCGCACCAAGGAAAAGATGCTTGCCCTGTTCGATGAACTTCCCACCGAAGCCAAGCGTCATTTCAAGGTCCAAACTCTCGCTTGACAATCTCGGTGACTGTGATATATTGACGGCATATGACAAACAGCTTATTCAAGTTTGAACTGCCAACTCTGTATGCCCAAGCAAGTGACGGCAAGACCGTCCTCGAATGGGACATTGAAGTCGAAGGAAATAAGTTCCGAACTATTACAGGTCAACGGGGAAGTCCAAACAAAGTGACGAGTGCTTGGACCATCTGTGAGTCCAAGAACGTTGGCAAGAAGACCCAAACGACCCCCGAAGAGCAAGCTGAGGCCGAGGCAACGTCCAAGTGGAAGGATAAGCTGAAAACGGGCGGCTATTGGGAAGACATCAAGGATATTGCCAAGGGGTATCGTTTCATCAAGCCGATGCTTGCCTATCCTCTGATTTCCAAACAGACCAAGAAAAAGAAAGATGGCACCGCCTACACCAAAACGGTTGACCGCACGGAATATGTCAAGTTTCCCGGCCTTATGGTGGACCGCAAATACAACGGGATGCGGCAAGTTACTTCTCTCGCAGGCCCGTTCTCCCGTGAAGGTGAACCAATTCTTTCTGCCCCCCACATTGCTGACATCGTGGCGTCTCTGTTTGTCCAGTTTCCCAAATTGGTTCTCGACGGTGAACTCTACAACCACGATTATCGTCATACGTTAAACGAGCTAATCAGCATTGTTCGCACGACTTCCGCCAAGGAACTTACCCCCGAATTGCTTGCTGATAGCGAACGCATTGTCCTATACTACGTTTATGATGCTTATGGATTTACCATTGATGGGGTGGAGATTACCGAAAACACGCCCTGCAAGAAACGTCGGGATTCTCTCACCAAACTATTGAAGGGCATCAAATATATTGTCCCCGTTCCCTACTTCATCGCCAACACTATGGGCGAGGCAAAAGCCCTCTACGGGCAATTCGTTGAAGATGGATATGAAGGTGCCATTCTTCGCAATGCTGATGCACCTTATCAGCACGAACGCACGAACGACTTGATTAAGCTTAAACCGTTCGAAGATATGGAAGTGCTTATTCTCGATGTCATTGACCCCGGCTCTGGCAATTGGGGCGGAACGGGCAAGACTGTGCGGGTTCGCATGGTTGACGGCAAAGAATTCACTGCTTCAATGAAAGGCAACCGTGCCACTTTGGAAAAAATTCTCCTTGAAAAAGACAAGTGGATTGGGCAGACTGTTACCATGACCTATAATGGATGGACGGGGTTAGGAACTCCCAATTATGGTCAAATCAATCCCTTCGACTGCTTCAAGGGACATAAACCAATCAACCCGATATGACATTTTTACAATCATTATATTTGACTCTATACGGAATGATATGCTTAATATCATGGGTCGCCACAATAATTTTGTGCATTGGGTCTGCGGCAACCATTATAACTGGTAAATGGTGGATTGCATTGCTTGGCATTATAGTATTGATACTAACCATGTCCTTTATGGGATGGGCTTGTAGTCATGACTGTTGGCGAACTGAATTTGGACATCTGATAGGTTTATAAAAATATGTTAGCAACCGAAGTTCCAACCTCTTGGCCAGATGCAATAATCTGGATTGTAATCACTATTTGTGTAGCAAGTTTCTGGATGGGCGGATGGCCGTGGGAAGGCATCATCCACAAGACTTACATATGCAAATGCAAGAAAAACTGTCCCTGTAAGGAACATGATGAAGACGAAGAAGACGAAGATTGAATATCGCCTTTACATTCTGATGCGGAACGACCTTCCGTCAATGAATGCAGGCAAGGCAATGGCACAAGCGGCTCATGCGGCCAATCATTTGACTGCCGAGTGGCCCGATTCATTGGGGGTAAAAGAATACTCGAACCGAGACAACCCATTCGGAACCGCCATTGTGCTGTCGGTGAATAAAGCTACTTTAATAGACCGCATAAAGCGAGCACAGATGCGAATGGGAACGGTGCCCTTTGGCCCTGTGTGGGATACCACCTATCCTTTCGATACCACCACGGAAATTGCTGCCCTCATTCCAAAGAAAACTTTGACGGCTCCGACCCTTGTGAAAGATAATGGGCGAGCAGTATGCTTTCGCAAAGAAATTACTTGTGGTTATGTCTTTGTAGCCGCAGGCAGCACCGATGCTATGGAACTGGTTGGGGATTTGCCCCTCCATCCATAAGCATTCAATTTATGGCAACAAAAAAACACATACAGAAAAAGTGTCTTTATACGGCCCCACGGTATTGGTATCATGTTTCAGCCACCCTCACGAAGAAGCAAGTATATTTGGCACCCAGAGACAATAGTAAGTCAATAAACCGAAACTACTCCGAGCCAAATGATAAACGAATATGTGTGGCTCCCTCTGTGGCACATTGCCTAACGGCAATTCCATATCATCCCGGTGAAAAATATACTATTTATCGGACCTTTCGAAAATGTATCGCATCTCAACCGAGAGAGATTTATGATGCACACATCACCAATGAAGGATGGATAACATATCCTACTATGTTTGAACGGGTTGGATTCTTATCCCTCCCCTCTTTTGCCGAGGAAGCAGATGTCAACATTCCCGAAGAATCGGCATCGAGCAATTGTCTGCAACAATGTGGCAAGGTATTGAAGTGGTGGCAACGACATAAGCCTCAACGACATATAAAAAGAAGTTGACTCTTCCCGAATCCTGTGTTATAGTCTTCATAATGATTGCATACCTGTTCATGGACTGCGAAATGGGCGGCAGAGAATTGAAATATTCTTTGCTCACCGCTTATTTTCGAGTCACCGACGCAAACTTCAAATTGATTGGAGATTTGTATCTCGAAGTCAAGCCCGACGATGATACTTACATTGTCGGCGGTCAAGGTATGTCCGTGAATAAGATTGACCTTGCCAAGCATGACAAATCGGCGATTACCTATAAGGAAGCCAAACCGCTTCTATTTAAGTTTCTCACGGATTGTGGTAAGAAAGCAGGTTGTCGTTTGACCCCTGTGGGACATGGCATCAAGGGTGATATGGAGCACGTTTTGGCTCGCCTCATTTCCCAAGGTTCTTGGGAACAGTTCTGCACCTATCATTATCAAGATACCTCGGTCATTTTGCAATTCCTGCGGGCGTGTGGTAAGATGGATGAGGATTGTGATGGAAGTGTGTCTGCCTTGGCTGATTATTTCGGTATTGCCATCAATGGACCAGACCACGATTGTCGTGTGGATACCATGAAGACCCTTGGCATATTCCAAAAATTTATCCAAATTGGAAAAACTGGAAACTCACTCCCATTGTTAGCATGAAAAACATATACATCAATATTGAAATTGCCGGAACAGCGGGGGTGGGAAAGACCACCATCGCACGGAAAATTGGAAAAATTTTAAAATCCCACGGAATGAGCGTTGTTATTTACGACGGCGAATACAGTCTGGTGGAAGCAACGGATAAAGAACTTGACCGCAATCTTGACGCTATTGGAGCCAACGGTGAAGTCGTTATTCGCAGTCGGCAAGTAATGAGAGAAGTTTTATGATTAACATTCGAGAAACCGCAGAACAGAAAGTATATTTTACTTCGGACCCGCATTTGGGACATAATCCGAAGTGGAAGACGGCTCCACCGTGGCAATCCCGTGGCTATAACAGCATCGAGGAGCATGACAATATGTGGATGGATACCACGAATGAAATCGTTCGTGAGAATGACATCCTTTTTATGCTCGGGGACTTCTGTCTGAATACTACCAACGAGCAATTTGATGCTTATCTTTCTCGCATTCGTTGCCGCAATCTGTGGTGTCTGTGGGGAAATCACAACAACCCCCACGAAAAGTCTGTCTATCGCAAGGCGATGGAGAACAAATTCATTGGCCCGTTTCCTGTGGAGACGTATCCGGTGCAATACAAGAATATGCTTTACATCGGGCATCGAATTGAGGCTGCAATCAATGGGCAGTTTGTGGTAATGGACCATTATCCTATTTACGTATGGAACAACATGGCTCAAGGTGCGTGGATGCTTTGTGGACATTCCCATAACGGATGTCCCCTGAGTCGTGGCGACACTACTCACGGAAAGATTTTGGATGTCGGTTGGGATGGACACGGCAAACCGTGGTCAATGACTGAAATTCAAGAGGTCATGAACAAGAAACAAATTCTTGTGGTTGACCACCATCGTCCCGATGGTCCGAAAGAACCCTTAACCGTATAAACATACACATATGAAAGATAAAAAGTTCCTTGTTCTAATCCTATTGGCAATTGGCTGGCTAATCCTTTTTGCTGCAACTGCATTTGGAGAAATCAAAATCAGCCCAAATGTTGAACGGTTTGCGACCGTCATTGTGCTGGCATACTTTGCTTATTGGACCTTTTCAGCGTTGCGGTGGGTAAAAATCCCCGCACCGACCGAAACGCAGGATGACCCATCATCCCACAAGTGCGGATGTAGCTGTTCCACTAAATCTAAACCCACAGAATCTCCCGAGCCGAAGGTTGACGCCGACTTGGGCAAACAAAAGTCAAACAGTTAAACAACACACAACACACAAAATATGAAAAATAATCCTATTAAACTCATTGTGAGCGGAATTATCCTACTGGTAATTTTAGTGCTCGCCTTTACCTCAATCAAAATCGTAACCGTCGAGGGTAACGAACTCGGCGTCAAGGAAACGTGGTCCGATGGTGTCTGCACGGACATTATGCAACCCAAGACCTACTTCCTGTTCCCGGGTTGGTCACAGACCGTTTACAAGTATGATGCGTCAAGCCGTGTCTATGTGATGAACGACAAGCCGATGGCACAAGAGGGCAAGTCTGCTCGGGGCCGTGAGCAAGATGCTTATCTCGTCCAGTCACAGGAAGGTCAGGATATGAAAATCTCCATGAACCTTCGTTGGCGTCTCGACCCCGCCAATCTGGTATCCATTCACAAGACTGTGCGTGAAGACATCGAAGAAAAGTTGATTCGTCCTGTCGTTCTGCGGGTGGTCAAGGATGAAGCTACACGGATGAAAGCTATTGATGCTTATTCTGGTGAAGGGCTGGTTAAGTTGCAAGCTTCAATCCAGACGGCTCTTGCAGGTAAAGATTCGGGCGAAGGAAAAGAGCTTCGGGAACGTGGTGTTATCGTGGAAAACTTCGTAATCGAGCACATTGCTCTTGACCCGAATTATGTTGCTGAAATCGTGAAAAAGCAGATTGCTGTTCAATCACAATTGCGTGCCGTGGAAGAACAAAAAGCTGCCGAGGCCGATGCTCTCGTTGCCAAAGCCAAAGCGCAGGCGGATTTGAATACACAAGTCGTTGCCGCTGACCGAGACGCTCAAATCGTGGTTATCAAAGCCAAAGCGTCTGCGGAACAAGTCACGGTCAATGCTACGGCTCAAGCCTCACAAGTCACCATTGCTGCCAAGGCTGCTGCGGAACAAGTTGAAGTTGCTGCCGAAGCGGCTAAGAAGCAAGCCGAATTGCAAGGTGAAGGTAAGCGACTTGGTATGACCGCCGAAGCTGAAGGTATCTTGGCTGTTGGTAAGGCCGAGGCGCAAGCCAAGCAATTAATGATTGATTCATACAAGGCGGCTGGTCCCGATGCGTATGCGAAGATTCAGATTGCTCAATCGTTAGCCGAAGGAACGAAGGGTATTCAGGGCTATCTGCCGAATAACTTCAATCCGACGATTATCTCTGACAACTTCATGGGTTCAATCCAATCCATTCTTGGTGTTCGCCCTGCGGCCTCCAAGTAATCATTGTTAAATTCACGATGCCGTGGAGAGAAATCTTCACGGCATTTTTGTTATAATAAATTGACGATTTGGACGTATAAGGTATAATGTGTGCATTATGGAACTCGAATATACTCCCACTCAACCAAAACAACAACCTGCCCCCAAATCTGAATTCGTCCTCGTCAACGATGTGACGGGAAAACCTATTCCAAAGCGTGGTCCTCAAATCTTGAAGGCAGTTCGCCAAGATAAGGATGGCAAACCTGAGACGATTGAATTCAAGGTGCCCTATCCTCCCAAAGCGAATTGTAAGAAGTGCTATGGCCGTGGCTATGTTGGGTTTGTAATCCAAGGCGGAGAACGTCGGCTGAATCTCTGCCTGAAATGTTTTCCTGTAACCAAGTAATGTATGCATAAATCACTCGACAAATATCTATGCGAGAAGTATCCTCGCATCTTCATCGAACGAGAGAAATCTGCTCGTGAGTCTTGCATGGGGCGTGGTTTCGAATGTGGAAATGGTTGGTTTCCAATAATTGATTCGCTATGTCATCGAATCCAAGAGCACATTGACCAACATAACAAATATCGTAAAGACGAGCCACTAATGGACCAAATGGTGTTCCTTCAAGTGAAGGAGAAATTTGGGGGTTTGCGTATTTATGCCAAAGGAGGGGACGAATACTGTCACGGTCTCATTAGTATGAGTGAGACTCTATCCCATTACTTCTGCGAAATCTGCGGCATTGGTGGTTGTGGTCATGTTGGACATACAAAAGGATGGATACAGAGTGTCTGTGAAGAATGTGCTAAGAAGAGCAAACGCAAAATCAAATTTGATACCGAAATAAAACGTCTGCTTAAAGCGGCAGTTCGTCGAGACGAAAAAAGAATATTCGAATTTTATGCCAAACGATAACGAAAATTTATTCCCTACCACGATGGAGACCCACGCATTTCATTATCCCAATGCGGATGTCATTGACAGTATGGAAGCAATGAATGACCCTGAATTGGTTAAGTTTACCGAAGATGAACGGGTAACTGCTAAGGGTCAGCACGAAACGTTGGTGGTCAATCTGTTTGCTGGTCCCGGGGCTGGTAAGAGCACAACTGCTGCTGGCGTCTTCTTCGATTTGAAGACTCGTGGAATTAATTGTGAGATTGCCGCCGAGTTTGCCAAGGATTTGACGTGGGAAGAACGACATCGGACTTTTACGGACCAAATTTACATTTTTGGAAAACAATACCATCGTATTCATAGACTTATGGGAAAGGTGGATGTTATCATTACCGATAGTCCATTGTTGCTAACTCCCGTGTATGATGGCGAAAAGCGTCCTACCCTTGAAAAACTTGTAGTGGAAGAGCATAACAAGATGTGGACTTACAATGTTTATCTCAAGCGTAAGAAACCATTCAATCCCAAGGGTCGAATTCACGGCGAAGAACACGCCAAGGATATTGATTATGCTGTTGCAGACATGCTGCTTAAACATGACATTCTATTCGAGACGTTTGATGGAACCACCGAGGGCAAAGACGCCATCGTGAAAAAGATACTTATGTTGCTCGAATGGAAAGAGAAAGGCGAATAAATGTTTGGTGAAAGAAAACCGTTTAGTAGGGCATTGCACCAGAGCAACGACCCACAATCACGCAGAGTAGTTATAGAATACTTCAAAAAACAAGGTATTCCTCTCGTGGAGAATAACAATCAATATGGCGTGGACCTTCTATCTCCAGATGGAGCCGTGAGAATGGAGTTAGAGCACCGATTGCCTTGGGTCGGGGAAGATTTTCCTTTCTCCGAAATCAATGTCCCCGAACGCAAAGCCAAGTTCCTCGATGATGGAGTTACTGCCTATGCTATCCTGTCAAGAGACTTCTCACGAATGGGTATTATCGAAGGCAAAGATATTAAGCCATACATTGTGGATACCAATCTGCACTTGAATCGAAATAAGTATGTCAAGGATGGGGAATATTTTTATAAGATACCAACCGAAAAATTCAAATGGATTGCAATCAATGAAAAAGCGTGAACCATTAACATTTCGACATTTCCACAAGAAAAACGTGCAACGTAGCACCGAGGATGTAAAGCACTCGACCGACTGGAGCGAAATGGAGTGGGGGTGTGCCCTATCGGGTGAAGTCGGGGAACTGTGCAATTATCTCAAAAAACGTCGTCGTGGTGACAAAATCCCGAAGAAGTGGCTGGCCCACGAAGTTGCCGACATTGTTACCTACCTGAGTCTTTTGTGCCACGAACTTGACATTGACCCAGAATGTGCTATAGTAGAGAAGTTCAACATCGTATCGAAGCGATGGAAGAGCAAAGTAAAACTATGAGCGACGGCGGATTCGAAGATACGGACTACATTATGCGTGAACGCAGGGCAAACCCCAGTGTTCACGGGTTAATGCCTCGGGAGCGTCGTCCTTATGGGTTCCCCGTCTCCCGTGATTGGGCGGACATTGACTGTAAGGCCACTGGATGCAGGTGGAATCAACAGGAAAAGTGCATTGTTCCAAGCATCTGCAAAATTGGCGATGATGGTCGGTGCAAGGGATTCGATGCTATTCCAATGAAACCACAAGCCGAACACGGCGGAGACTAAAATATGATATTTCCTACCCGCCCCCCACGAAACGAGCCATCGCTCGAAAAGTATAATTATTACGACCACGAGAAGGTTGTCCAAGAGGATGGTCGTATTGCTGCATTTACATGGGAATCCAAGCGAAAAGTGGACGGTTGGCGTTTTACGGGTTACAAAGATAAACATAACTTTGACATTTGGAGTGACGAAGACCGCATTCGCCAATATTATCACGGATATACGGTTCAGCAACTTTTGCTTGATTCCAAAAAAGAAATGCTCGACCCATTTGAGGCCATCAGCGAAGGTATCAAGCCCGAAGAGGCGGGATATAAATATGAATATGGAGGAATGCTTTCTGGTCGGGGTGGTATTTTTGTGGTTAATCGCAAAGAACCAAATAAAATCATCCGTGCTCGCATGGATTGGATGTCTTAATTTATGATACATGAAGTTGACGCAAATCTATTGACTTATCCCTTGGATGGGATAATCCACCAAGCAAACTGTCACCATACAATGGGTGGTGGTATTGCTGCTCGTATCCGTGCCAAGTTTCCAGAAGCATATGAGGCCGATTGCAAAACTCCCTATGGTGACAAAGCAAAGCTTGGCACATTTTCAGTAGCGGTTCTCCCGAGCAATTTTCACATTTATAATATGTATAGCCAATTCTTCATTGGAACTGGCAAGATGACAACTTACGATGCGATGGATGATGGGCTACGACGAATCGAGAAACACGCCATAGATAATGGTTTGAAACGCCTTGGCTTGCCAAAGAATATGGGGTGTGTTTTGGGCGGCGGACGCTGGACTATTGTTCGAGCAATCATCGAAGATGTGTTTGCCGAGTCACCGCTGGATTTATACATTTGTAATTACGAAGGATAAACCTATGGGAAGAGGACCAGATTCAACACACCGCCGACCGAGTGATTATCACGATGTCTCCGAACAGGATAATCAAGCTGTTATTGATTTGCAGCAGCGTATTGCTAAACTGGAAGGCCGTGTAGCTGAATTGGAAGCGAAGCCAGATGTGGAGATTCTGATGAAGATAAAGGACCGATTCGAAACCGTAGAGCGTCAAGTAAAACATTTAAAACACGGACGAAACTCTTAGGTAAAATATGGTTTGGCTCTATACCTGTGAAGCGTGTGAGAATGGCAATCATGGTGCCTGTGAACAAGCACATCCAGCACCAAAGGGGCAATATGGTGGTAGATTATGCCGTTGCCCTTGTCGTGGAAATCCTCAGTGGAATACTCCTGAATTTCATCAAGAGGAATTGCAAAAAATAACGCAAGAAATCATTGACCATCAAAATGCCACTGAGAAATTAATGAAATCTGGAAATCTACCCGATATTTGCGAATCTTCCGACAATCTACCGATATTTGTTAATCTTCCGAAACAGTCTTGACTTTTTTTTAAAGTGTGATATGTTGGGTGAATGATTACATTTGGAACTTTGTTTTCTGGTATTGGGGCACCCGAACAGGCATTGAAAAGTTTGGGGATTCCACATCAACTCACCTATGCGTGTGATTTTGACCCCGCCGTAAAAACCACTTTCTTATACAATTACAAGTGTCAGCACTTTTACGATGATGTGACGAAGATTTCCCACCTTCCCTACACGGACATTCTTGTGTTCGGCTCCCCGTGTCAGGCGTTTAGTTATGCAGGGCATCGTCGAGGGCTTGGGGACTCCCGTGGCAGGTTATTATACACAACGCTTGACTTGATTGCGGAAACTCTGCCTCGGGTCGTGGTAATGGAGAATGTTGTTGGGCTTGCTACCTATGAGAATGGCTCACTCCTGAAAGACATCATCGGTCGGTTTGAGAAAATGGGTTATGTCGTTTCCTATGCCATTTTGAACGGTGTTGATTATGGTATTCCTCAGCATCGGGAACGTCTTTTCGTGGTAGCCACTCATTTCAAATTTCAATTTCCTGCTCCGACTGCCAAGCAGTCATCGTTAAAACGCTTCATTTTTCCTGTTTCATCGCCCGAACTTGTCACTCGACATTTCCTATCCAAGCCAAAAGTTCAGCGTAAGCTATATGGGTGGAAACACGATTATATGCCCTGTTTAACGCATACGCTGTCCCGCCGAGGCTCTAGTTCAGAGTTCATTAGCTGTGTGGCGGCGACCCACAAGGCCACGGGGCAGCTTCGGAGTCCAACCGTGGACGAAGTGCGACGATTGTTTGGGTTTCCTGCCACATTCAACTTCCCCGATGACATCAGCACGACCAAGCGGCTGAATATGTTTACGAATTCGATGGTTGTCCCCGTTGTTGCCGCCATTTTAAACCCGCTCGTAAGTGCTTTGTCCTGTGAGTTTTACATCAAAAATAAGAAACTAGTTGACTGCAACAAGTCATTATGCTATTATTCTTAAACAATGAACCCATAGTGGGTTTTGATAGTTACATATATGAAGAACATAATAACAGAGTTTTTGAAAGTTTACTCTCCAACAAAACCTTCGATTCAAACTCCCCACCGTTGGATACGGCATCAGCGGGAAGTTGCTTACAATGTGTCTGTAACACCCGTGGATGCCAAGCATTTGCTTGACGAGTGGAACTATCGTAATCGTCCAATTAGTCCACGGAAGGTGAAACAATATTTTTCGGATATGGCTGCTGATAGATGGAAAGAAGAGGACAGCGATTTTGTTCGGCTTGGAAAAGACGGGGTAGTCCAAGATGGACAGAAGCGATTGATTGCGGCCTATCTTAGTGGTCGAACCATTCGCTTTAATCTTGAACTGGGTCGAAATCCCGAAGCAGTTCAATTCATTGACAGCAATGAAGGCCGTAATTCAACCATCAATCCAAGCATTTTGGATGCTATCCGAAACGGTGACGCTTCTTCGAAGGATACATTTAGTGCTCGTTCCAAAGGTCATCCCATAGCTAGAATTATGATGATAGCCGAGGGAATGACTCCACAATCTCCTGCTCACCTTGAGGAGTTCTATCAATCACACAATGAATCTATTCATTATGTCATTGAAAATTGCTTGACCAAGCCATTGTATTGCAACGCTGTTCTCGCAGCGATTGCCAGCTTCTATGAGCGAAATCAGCCAGAGGCAATTACATTTCTGGCTCAATACAGCGGAGATGGGGCAAATCTTTCTTCCAAGTCACCTTCCCTTCGCCTTCGAAACTATGTCCTGTTGGCTGACCGAGCCTACGGCACGACTGCTCAAGTGAAGGATTATCGTCGAGCCGTGTGGTGCATTCATAGGTTCCATGAAGGTGGAGAAGTCGCCAACCTTTGCACAAAAGATAGTTGGGACTTTTAACCATTGGCCATAACTGTCTGTTGCCCGTATCGAACGCCCGAGAATATCTCGGGCGTTTTTATTATATGTTGCCACTGTGATTTTTATATGACATAATTGTGACCATGACAAAAGACCCTATAAGACTAGCGTGTGACTACGGTTATGATTTCGAAAACAAATTGGCTATCAGAAAAATGGAAGCTTATTTGACTGTAATTGAATCATATCCAGAATTTATAAACGAACAATTTCTCAAAAATACGGATATGTTGCCGAGAGAATCTGTTCCAATTGGAGGGGTGCCATATGCATTGCTAATTGCATGTTGGAAACATCCACGGACAAATGAAGAGTTAGCCAAGGTTTCTGGTCAAGTCGCCAAACCGGCTCAAATGCTGAGGGACTTGGGGTTTATATTTAGAAAAGGAAATCCTGTCGGAAAGTGTTGGACATTCCACGAAAATGGGAAAGAATATCGAGAAATTTTGGATTATCAGCCATCCGATATTCCATCCATTGCTTCATGGAATCGGCTAAGAAAGGATGAGGCTGATGCAATGTGGGAAATATTCGGAGAAGATATGGATGGTAAAATTCCAAAATGTGAGAGAGAAATTGACCATCGTATTCCAGAAAACGTCAGGAAACAGCTTGGGCTTCCAATTATTCCACTTACTCGTCAGTCATTGGAAGATGGAACGTGGAGACTTCATTATCAATTAACACGCCGAAGTAGAAATGTAAACAAAAGGTCAGCGTGTGAGGCATGCCAACACGGAGATATTATCCCACTCCCGCCGCTTGGGCGATTGATGTCATCCGCATATCGTCAACGATTTAACGAACCACCCGCAAATGTTTGTGAAGGATGTCTTTATTATAACTTTCTCCGACCAAAAAATCCTAACCTTGTTCCTAATCTTGTATCGGAATTAAAACAAGACGAAGAAAAACAAATGCGTTTAGCATGTAAGTTAAAACAAGTTGACAATAAGCGGTCATTGAAATAAACTGTCAATATGGATTACATAGGTTCGAAAGTTAAATTAAATGAGTGGATGTTTAACATTATTAAAGATATTGTGTCTCCGAATGGCTCTGTGTTTGTGGACGGATGCAGTGGCTCGGGTGCAGTGAGTCGTTATGCTGCTGAACTAGGATACAATGTAATAGCAAACGACCTTATGCAATTTCCGAAGGTATTGGCCAACGGTAGCATTGGTCTCACAGAAACCCATCGGCAAGCAGTATTCGACAAAATAAAAAAGTTAAACGTCCTTGAAGGCATTGAAGGATTTTTTTACGAACATTACACTTCTCCGACCACTTATTTCTCCGCACCAAATGCTCGTAGAATTGATGCTGTCCGTTTATCTCTCAAAAAAGAAAAGGATGAAAAAGTCCGGGATGCCTTGCTCTATTGTGCGATTGAAGCCTTGAGCCGAGTAAGTAATACGGCTGGCACTCACGGTGCATTTATGCGTGAACTCAAGGACCGTGCCAAGGCTCCTTATACATTGAAACCCGAGAGGTTTTATTCGGGAGAAATACAAGCTTATTCTTCGGACATATTGAAGTTGTTGGGATGGGTTAAAGGTGACATTCTTTACATAGACCCTCCATACAATAGTCGTCAATACGGGAATAACTATCATTTATACGAAACTTTTGTCCGGTATGATAATCCCAAACTGGTTGGTATGACTAAACTCCGTGATGGATGGCAAGAGGAAAGTGGTAGTAAATTCTGTTACAAAAAAAAGTGTGCCGAGTTTATGAAGGCAGTTATTGATGCTGCGAAGGTTAAACACATCTTCATCAGTTATAGTTCCGATGGTCTCTTGACAAAAGACGAAATCTGTGCTACCTTCAATGCGACAGTGGAACAGAAAGACCAGCGGCGGTATAAGGCTGATAAAGATGGGAATCGAGAATATAGCGATAAACCGTTGTTTGAATATTTGTTCCACATTCAGAAATAATTTATGGAACAACTATTAATCCACGGGTTTGCCGATTTCTTTTTCGGTCAAGCCTCATATCAGGCAATCAACAAGAGCAAGCGAACTGCTCCTGCTCTCCTTCACGTTCTGCTTTATACTGCCTGCTTCCTCGTCCTGACGCTCTCTTGGAAAGCCCTGCTTGTCATTGGCGTTACTCATTTTCTCATTGACCGCTATTCCATCCCCAAGTATTTGCTGTTTGCCCGGGAATGGATACTGAATCCTAAGTCATGGCGTGCAACGTGGGCCAATTCCAATCATACGGGGTTCTTCGACCATGTTGGTGACGAGTGGGGCGAAGCGAATAAGGATAAAATGCGTCCTCCGTTTCTTACGTGGTGGCTGTGCATCTTTTTTGACAACCTTATGCACTTGGGAATCAACTTTCTGGCATTGAAATACTTATCATGAACTCGGTAAATTATGCTGAACTTCTTCGGAACAATTCCCGAGACTTGGGGTTGATTCTGGTGTATGATGAACTTATTCGTCAACATCCCAATTTTGAGCGGTGGTCAGGAAGCCACAGCACAAAAACGCATCATTATGGTGTTGGTGAATTGGCACGTCATACGTGGGAAATTATTGAAATAGGGATGCACACTCTTACCATTCCATCAATGAAATTGTCGGAGAAGATTGACCCGATTGAGTTTTATTTGGCGACATTATTTCACGACACTGGAAAAATGTATGATTATGAGGAAATGCATTCCTCGACAGGAATTTATTGGAAACCCACCGAGCATCGTCGGCTCATTTATCACGTTCCTCGTTCTGCTCTCATTTGGCACGATGTCATTTCCAAATTTCCCGAACTGAATGAAAAGTATCACGATGTTGTGTTACACGATATTCTTGCTCATCATGGCAAGCGGGAATTTGGAAGCCCCGTGGCACCGAAAACTCATTGTGCATGGTTACTCCATCTGTGTGACAGCATTAGTGCCCGTATGGATGATGCTGACCGCCTCGATGTTGTAAAGTTCGAAACTCATTGATATTTATGTATATGAAAAACTACCTATTGATTACATTGTTGGTTGCATTGACTGGCTGTGCAACTTATGTTGAGCCTGCTCCTCCGGTTAGGGTTATAACAGTTGAACCCGCCCCTCCTATCTTGTTCTATGGTGCTCCTTATGCTCAGGTTTGGGGTCCAACTTATTACTATTATTATCGTCCACACGAAGTATGGTATGGGCCAATTCGTCCTGAGCCACATGGCCGAAGATAATGAAAACAAAGTTACGATTCTTGTTTCATCCCTCATCCCAAGACCGATATTTTTGGGGATGGGTTTCTGCCATTATGGCTATTATAACCCTCGGCACCGCCATATATTTGTTCTGGGTGGGTCAACATTGGGCCGCAGCCTATAACGGTCTGATGACTCTTTGGAATGCTCTGGCGTCTTATGTGGCATTCGAGGTTTATTATGAGTGGAAGAAAACTCAATCGCCCTCTTGACAAATTCACCGACTGTGTTACATTGTCGGCATGAAAATGAAAAACGCTAAAAAGACGAAATCGCCACTTAAATTCAAACTCACCAATCGTGGGTTCGCCCTCAGTCATTTCACGGACAAATACGGTCGGAATTGCTCGCTCCAAGAAAGCAGCATTTCCGCCGACAAGGACGGAGCCTGTATTTGGTTCGGGTGCCACAACCCCGAAGGGAAGTTCTCTGTGCTCCCTCATTTGCCCAATTCTCCCCGCCCGTCATTGGGCCTCCATTTTGGGTGGAACGAGAAATCCCTGTCCACGATGTTCCCCGACTGCGACATCAACACCCCCGACCGTATGCACTTGAGCCAAAAAATGGTCAAGCAGCTTTTGCCCGCCCTGCAACATTTCGCCAAGACGGGTCATCTTCCATTTGACAAAAAGTAAAGTCGTGTTATATTCTCCGTATGATTGAACGTGGCCCGAATCCACTGACAATCGTAAAACAACAAAAAACGCTATGATACCTAACGATACACCGCAACAAGTCTCTTCCATCGGGCAAACCGCCCCCGTCAGTAACTTCCGCATTACGGATGCGACTCAGGCCCGAATCCTGATGTCCCTCTCCGACAAGATGTACACCCGCAAGCAATTGGCGGTCATCCGTGAATATAGCACGAATGCAGCCGATGCTCATACGATGGTGGACAAACCCATTTCTGAGATACAAGTCAGTTTACCGACCTTAGAAGACCTGAACTTTCGAATTCGGGACTTCGGCACTGGCTTGACCGAGGATGAGATTAAGAATGTTTATTGTGTCTTTGGTGAATCAACCAAACGCAACAGCAACAAGCTCAATGGCGTCCTCGGATACGGTTGTAAAGCAGGCTTCGCCGACTGCGATTCATTTACGGTGACTTCTTGGTGCAATGGGGAGAAGACTGTCTATCAGTGCATCAAAGGCGACTCTTCAAAACTACATTCTTCCGTTTGCCTGCTCCGCACTCCAAGTGATGAACCCACGGGCATTGAAATCTGTGTTCCCGTCAAACAGAACGCAGTGTATTCTTATCATCGGGAAGCTGTCAATTTCTATCGTCATTGGCCTGTAATGCCTACCATCAAAGGTCTCTCCGATGATTGTGTCGAGTCCATTGCCAAATATCGCAGCACCCCCGCTACCCTCAAAGGTAATGGATGGGAAATCCGTCCCCAAGTGGATGGTGCCCGTGGAACTGCCTACATGGGCTATGTCCCCTACCTGATTGATTGGAGCGTTTTGTATCACAAAATGTCGCTCGACGCCAAGACCCGTGCCCTGTTCGAGTTGATTAAGAGCAACGACGTGACGCTCTATTTCGACATGGGTGAAGTCAATTTCGTTGATTCTCGTGAACAGCTTGAATACACGGACATGACTTTCAATGCTCTCGTGGCTCGTGTCACGGAAATCTTTGCCAAAATCCAAGAGGCCATCCAAGAAAAGTTTACTGGTTTGACTACCATTTGGGATGCCAAAGTCATGTATAATGCCATCTTCGGCACGGGTATTCTCGAAGTCGAAAAGGGTGAATCCGATGAGGGCATCACTGACAAAATCAAAATCCTCGACGGAAACCTGTTACAATTGGAACGCACCTTTCAGGATTCTTTTACATGGAATGGGATTATTATTCGTGGCCCATCCTTTGATAACATTAATCGTTTTGACAATGACAGCTTCGGCACCAGTGTTCGTCTTGAAGATTCGGACCACAATCCCAATGCCCCCGTGATGGTGACGTATCGGAAGAAAAAGAGTCGTGTGAAGTCCAATCGTTGCACCAGCGACAAATGCAACAAAATTGTTGCGTCATCCAAAGTCGCCGTGGTCATCAATGACACGGGACGGAAGACTGGTCAGCAAATGTCGGCGAAGTATCTTATCTTTGCGAAGAGTTACACTGCGGTTCACGTCTTGACCTTCGAGACTGCCGAACTCAAGGAACTCTTTTATAAGACCTATGATTTCGCCACTGTGCCAGTGATTAAGCTTTCGGAAATCATGCCCGAGGCTAAGACGTGGAATAATGCCAACAAAGTCTCCCGTAGCTACGGTGGTGGTGGTGGTGGCGTTCGTCCGATGCAATATCTCGACCTCTCATCCCGCAGCATCGAGGAAAACGAAGTTCCTGTCCGTGAAATCGAAGATGGTGGATTCTATATGAATGTTGCCGCTTTGTCGGGTGGTCGTCGTCGCAAGGGTAAAAAGCTTGTTCCTGACGTGGTTGGTTCAGAAGCCTATCGCAATTATACTGCCGACAGTGACTTCATTGAGGGTCTGGCTACCATCTGTGAAGAACTCGACCTCGATATTGACCGCATCTACCTCATCAATGCAAAGACTTCTGAATCTAAGTGGTTCCAGCAAGCCACGGCTGCTGGTGATTGGGTTTCTGCGTGGAAAGCCATTAAAGATGCAATGCCCAATTTGCCCGTGAGCATTGATTTAATGGTGGATGCCGAGAATTACGAGAATACTACGGTTGTATGTGATGCTGCGGCCAAGATGCTGACTCCGCTCATTTTGGAGAAGAACAGCCCCATTCTCGACCTCATTACCACGGTGAGCAATCGTAATTATGATACGGTTGTGAAAATCAAGGACGCTCTCCGAAATATTGGACTTTGGTATGAAATGAAGGGTGACGCCAAGGGCACGATTGATTTTGATAAGTCCAAAGATAATGCCCGGGCATCGTATCCTTATCTCCCGTGGGATAATCTGGAATATGAGAACTATGTCAGCGAAGATTCAATCAAAAGTATTGCTGCATATATCAACGCAATGGATTTGTATGTTGATTTGACCCGTGACACCATGCTGACCCCTGTCCAAACCGAAACCCCTGTCCAAACCGAATTAGTTGCCGCATGAACCCACTTGAAGTCAAACGAGCTATGATACGCCTGCGAAGGCGAATAGAGAACTCGTGTCATCGAAACACGTTGCCATTCTCGCCTAATACGTTGGGTGGTGCGTGTGGGATTTGCAGCTTCCTTGCATTCCGTATGCTTAAGAAGATGGGTCTGAATCCCGTTTTTAATATTAACCGAGACCATGCGTTTGTAACGGTGTTTCTCGGTGATGAAAAATATTGGGTGGATTTGACGCTTACGCAATTTCACCCGACTTTTCCGCCTGTGTTCATCGCCCCGCATTCCGCTCGAACAGTTCATGATGGGTCATTTTATTATGTTCACCGCAGTAATCGCCGTGCGACCACCCTGCGGGAGATTCGGGGACTATTTTCCGAATGGCCCGATGAACAAAATCCATTCAAGCAGAAACTCCCAAAAATTTTCATTTGACAAATCCCAAACCTGAGCTATAATACCAGTATGATTAAAACAATCTCTCGCACAAACGACACCATCCTTGTCGTGGATGACAACGGAGTGAAGACTGCCCGTGCCGACCATCCCAAATGGGCTGAAATCTGTGAACTCTACACCAAAATTTCCTACGTTGCAGGCAACCTCGACGCCCCCGGCTTATTTGTTGGTCCCATCCGTGAATTGCTCGATGCGATGGACATGAAGACCGCCGTGGAAACCTACACTGTCGGCCTGCTTTCCGTCAATCCCCTCGGCGTCACCTATGCGGGTCGCCCCATTCACACCATTGATGCTGACCGTGTTATGTCGTTCATGCGGGATAAGTTGAGCTACAAGCCCATTGCCAATTACATCGCCCGCAAGATGAAGAATCCCTCAGCCCGGGCCATCAAGGAAATGTATAACTTCTTGGAGCACAAAGGGATGCCTCTTACTCTGCGTGGAACCTTCATTGCCTACAAGGGCGTGTCATCCGATTTCTGGTCCATTCGTGGCAATAAGGATACAGTTGTCCTTCAAGGTGAAGTGAATGCTCAAGGTCAAATTCTCAACACGATTGGTGCCACGATTGAAGTCGAACGTTCCTCGGTGGACGATGACTTCCGCCAAGCTTGTGGTGCAGGATTGCATGTTGGTTCGCTCGCCTATGCCAAGGGTTGGGGGAAGCGTGTTGTTTTGGTTGAAGTGGACCCCGCCGATGTCGTCTCGGTGCCTGATGATTGTTCCTGTCAGAAGCTTCGTTGCTGCAAATACACCATTGTCGGTGAATACAGCGGCCCGATGCCTGACACTCTCACCACGGAGTTTGACTCGTTCGATGACGAGGATGACATTTGCCATCAGTGCGGAAATCCGACTGCTGATTGCAGTTGCGATGAAGATGGTTCAGATGAAGCCGAACGTGAAAGCCAGATTCCCGATACTTGCGGAAATACGAAATTCGAAAATGAATCTTGGTTGAAAGATAAGGCGAACATTGAAAATCAATACATCGTTACCGCAGGTGGGGTCACAGTCAATCTTCCTCCCCTTGCCGTGAAGCTTGATGCCTCTCCCGTCTCTCCATTGTATTCTTATGTCTATAATCTGGTGGTGGAAATCATTGCCGAGCAACTTTTGCTCGATAAAAAAAATCTGAATGCCGACACGAAGATTAGCTATGATTCCGTCGGTATGGATTCGCTCGACGGTGTGGAACTGTGCATGGCTTTCGAGTATGAATTTGGATTTGACATTCCTGACGAAGTTGTGGAAAAGTATATTGATTGCACCCTCGGCCAGATAGTTACAGATATTACGAATCATCTGATAAAGATTGGAAGTCCAATCTTGGCCAAGGTCACGGGTGAGGCAAATCAATACTATGACATTGGTTTCGCCGATGGCAAGCAACAGAAGTCCATTGACGTAGGAATGAACCTGCATAACCCGAAGTATCGGATTGAAGATGTGGATGGTGCGGACAGCAGCGAACACGCATCCTACATCCGAGGGTATGTGGCTGCATACAACTTTTAAGCTTCTCTCAATGAGAGGAATGACAGCACCGTTTTCTAGCGTTCTCGGTCTGTCGTTGGTGGGAGCCTTCGGGTGGCTCCCACCTTTATTTTTATGGATATAATTCCAACGACCTTCGTTGACTTGAAGCGAATGCGACTTCAAGAATGTGACCGCCCACGATGTATGTCCGTGGAATTGGCCAAGATAGGTGTGAACGTCATTGCCACTATGGATTATGATACTCTTTATGTGTGGCCATTTGGAACTCCCGAGCCATATATTGTCGCTTGGCATAGGGATAACAATGCGGGTGATATGTTGATATTTCACATTGGACAGACCGAAGTAAAAGCTGAAATGCCAGAATGAATAAGTTTGAGAAACGATTGTTGATTAATGCTGCCCACGGAGCAGACTTGAAGTTCTACTCCAAAACCGGACTCTATCTCGCATTCGGTTACTTACGTGTGGTTATTGGTGGTCGTGGTCCCTACGTTGAATTCTCTCCCAATCAAATTATATGGGAAAACTTCGGAATTCCAGCCGAAGAGAGATACAGATTGCGTGACCCTGTGGTGTATTATGAAGAGTATCGCAGCAAAGACGAATCGTTTGTTAAACTATACCTTCAACGTCGCACAGTATCATATGCTGATTACACCATTGGTCTCTGTTATATCAGCCCCTTCGACCTGATGCGGGAAGATAATCAACCCGTGATAATTTAGTATTTGACTTTTTATCGGCGTGTGTTATATTAGTGGCATATGGACATTCTATACATCATAACATTGTGGGTGGTTATCGAATACACCCTTCGAAAACACGGCGTCACCAATAAAGACGAAAAACTCAACGCCATTGCGGGACTGGTAACATCTTTCTTTTTGATTGGTCTTACCCGACTTCCGATTTACCTGTTCGTTTATGGGTTTCAGTTCCCATTTCATGCCTCAAATACAGTGGCAACCCTTTCGGGGATTTTCGCCATTGTATTTTGGGGAGCCATGCTGTGGTGGAGAATCCCCGGACGAGTGGTCCGTGCCATCTTTCCGACCAAACAATGAAACCCATCTTCACCAACGCTACTGTCAGTTGGAACGAGTTTGAGATTGCTCGTCGGGAGTCATTGATACGGGAGATTCCGCTTCTGCTCATTGATACTTGGCGTGACCTCAACCCCGCCGTGAAGATGGAACGATGCGAGTCGCCAATCCTCGTGCCACGGGAACGCTTGGAGTCACATATTGCCACGGGGTTTGACTTGCTCGAAGTCAAGAGTGACCGCAACCTGTTCCTCCGTCCTGAAACCACGGTGGGAACATACGAAGTCTTTAATCAGAAGTTCCCCGACAAGGCACAGATGAAAAAGTATTTGCCTTATTGTATGTGGCAAGTAGGATGTAGTTTTCGTGACGAAAAATGTGCGGATACAATGCGTGCCTCTCAGCTTCGGCTCATTCAGTTTTACCAGATGGAGTTTCAGCTATTTACTTCGCACGGAACCAAGGCTCCTTACATTGAAAATGCATTGATAAACCTTACTCGTCGGTTCGGGGGAAACGTGGTTACAGCCACGGAACTACCTCATTATTCTGAGAAGACTCTTGATTGGGAACTCTCTGGACTTGAAGTTGCGGGATGTTCCATCCGCAAGGATTGGGAGCATGGAATTGTATTTGAAATCGCCATTGGGCTTGACCGCTTAGTCGCCCTCCAAACATCATGCTAACTATATTCATCATTATCTACTTTTTCGTCTGCTTCATCAATTTGGTTATTCATCTTGACCCCGAAGATGGTTGGGGATTGTTCGGATGGCTGTTTGCTTGCATCATTGATGGGTTGCTTTTGTGGGGCGTTTACTTTCTCATCTATATTATCAGCCATCCCGAGATTTTATACACATGACTATCAAAGAACAACTTGAATATATTTCCAGCATTGTTCAGCCTGTAACGGCTGTGCGTCCGATGTTTGGGAGACAGAGTGATTCATTTCGTGGTGTGTTGGACAATCACGGAGAAGGCATATTCAATCTTCGATGCGGGCCGACGACAATTCTGTTCTCGCTTGACGACGTTAAGACGACAGAGATAATCCCTGTGGATGGACCCGGGGTTTATTTATCAGTAATCCGTCTGAAAGGTGCGACTGACTACCGTGTAGAAGAATGTGGAAAAAAGAGTTGACAAGAAATAGTGTATCTGATACACTTTTGACGAATACAACAATATGTATTGTTGACAGCACAGACCGAGATTAAAGATTAGGTCGGTGTTGAATTCGTAACCGAGATACAAGATTAGGTTTTATGAAAACAACTAATAACAATGCCGAAGTCGGCGTCATAGTGGCGAGATTCCAAACTCCATTTCTTCATGAGGGGCATAAGGAAATACTCGAAGTCGTCCGCAACAATCACCCCCGAGTAATCATCTTTCTCGGTAATTCCTTCATCAAATATACGGTCAATAATCCGTATGACTTCGCCATCCGCAAGGCTATGATTGAGGAACAGTATAAGGATGTTGAAATCCTCTATATTGACGACGTTGGAGACAATGAACTTTGGAGTAAAAATCTCGACCGTCAAATCCAAAAGCTTCTGGGAGCCAATCTACGGGCAGTTCTCTACGGTAGCCGAGACAGTTTCATTAATGGCTACAAGGGCAAATACCCCACCATTGAACTGATTCCAAGCAAATTCATCAGTGCCAGCGAGATTCGCCGTGAGGCGGGCATTCGTGCCAAGCACACGCTCGATTTTCGTCTCGGAATGGTCCACGTTCTTCAAGCGCAATTCCCATCGTTTAAACTCACGGTGGATATGGCTATCATGAATTTTGATACACAAGAGCTTCTTTTAGCTCGCAAGCCGGGACGCACTACGCTCTGTTTTGTGGGTGGATTCACTGACCCCGCCAAGGATAAGAGTGCGGAAGGTGCGGCGAGTCGAGAGACGATTGAAGAGACTGGTCTGGAAACAGATGCTTACACTTATATCGGAAGCACAATCGTTGACGACATTCGCTACCGCAAGGAAGTTGACAAAATCATGACTGCTTTCTATCTGATGAAATACAATGGGGGCACGCCAAAGGCCGACGACGATATTGAATTCGTCTGCTGGAAAAAGCTGGTGGACATTAAGGATGAGGAAATCACTCCGTCGCACTTACCTCTACTCGTTATGCTACGAAAGTTTTTCGCCGATTTGGATGTGCAAATTGCTAAGTTGCAGTTGCTCAAACAGAAGTTCGGTCCCTTGGTGGGGACTGATAAGAAATAAACAAACAACAAACACAAAGTTATATGAGAAAAGTTCACTTAATAACCATTGACCCACAGAACGACTTCTGTATCCCCCTCGGCCCGGGTGGGGAAAAGGGTGCCTTGGTAGTTGCCGGGGCAGACCAAGATATGGTGCGACTCGGAAAATTCATTTCCAAAAACAAAAGCCGCATCGAGCAAATTCACTGTTCTTTGGACAGTCACCAACTGGTGCATATCGCTCACCCCGCCTTCTGGACGAATTCCAAAGGTGAGCACCCGAATCCGTTCACGATGATTACGGAAGACGACGTGAAGAATGGCGTCTGGCGTGCCTACAATCCGAAGTGGCAGGGCAAAGCACAGTCCTATGTGACTGCGCTCAAAACCAATGGGCGTTATGTGCTGGTCATCTGGCCTCCGCACTGCCTGATTGGCACTTGGGGTCATTCCATTGTCCCCGAAGTCGCCAAGGCTCTCTATGAATGGGAAGCCGACTTCAATCGGGTTAACTTCATTGCCAAGGGTTCCAATTTGTTTACGGAACACTACTCGGCAGTGCAAGCGGACGTGCCAGATGATGAAGATGTGAGCACGAAGCTCAATCCTACGGTCATCGTTGACCCGCTGCGTGAAGCTGACGAAATCCTCATCACGGGCGAAGCGTTGTCGCACTGCGTTGCAAACACCATCCGTGACGTGGCAGCACAGTTTGGCGTTGACCAAGTTCAAAAGTTCACGCTGTTGGAAGACACTTCCAGCAATGTGGGTGGATTTGAAAAGTTGGGCCAAGACTTCGTGAAGGAAATGGTCAAGAAGGGCATGAAAGTGACCCGCACGACCGACTGGTAACAATAACAATCGGTTGCACAGTAACAATACAAATGTTACTGTGCAGCCAATAACGAAAGAAAAAATAAGTTTATGAGCCTATTAAGCAAAAACCTCGAAAACCTGAACGCAGGTTCAGGATACAAATTCTCGGCCACCAAAATCAAAGACCTTGGTGCCGCTGAATACACACTTGCTACCATTGTGATGGATGCAAGTAGCTCGGTGACGGGCTTTGCGGTGCAACTCGAACAGGCATTGAAGACCATCTTCAAGGCGTGTGACAAGTCTCCCCGCAAAGACAACTTGATGCTGCGGCTGACGCAGTTTGCAAGTTCTCTCACGGAACTCCACGGCTTCAAGCTGCTCTCTTCCATCAACGAGAAGGATTATGACAACATTCTCCAACTCGGCGGAAGCACGGCCTTGTTTGATGCAATGGACGAAGCCATTCAAGCCACGGGCACCTACGGCAAACAGTTGACGAGCCAAGACTTCTTGGTCAACGGCATCGTGGTCGTGGTGACTGACGGTGAGAATAACTGTAGCAATATCTCTGACCCCACGCAGGTCAAGAAGACGCTGGAAGCAGTTCGTCGTGCCGAAAACCTCGAAAGCCTCCTGCTTATCTTGGTGGGCGTGACCAATGACAATGTGACATTGAATACCTATCTCCAAACGGTCAAGGATGACTGTGGTGCGGACCAGTATATTTCGATAGGCAACGCTACCCCCGGAAAAATCGCAAAATTGGCGGAATTTGTAAGCCAATCCATCAGTTCCACAAGTAGTGCATTGGGAACTGGAAAAGCAAGTGCTCCCTTGAGTAATTTCAAGTTTTGAGCCAAATCATTCATATGTATCCTTATGTAACAGCCTAAATACAACGTAAGGATACATATGAAATTTATAGACCTGACAGGACAACATTTTGGAAAATTAACTGCGTTATATCCAGTAAAACATCCTAATAGAAATAACCGCCATTATTTGTGGAAATGTAAATGTGAATGCGGAAATGAAAAAGAAGTTCAGGGAGCACACCTAAGAAATGGTCATACTAAATCGTGCGGATGCTCTTGGTACACGTATGGTGAAAACCATAAAAGTTGGAAAGGTCACAAAGAAATATCTATGAGGTTTTTCAAGTCCATTGTTTCTAACGCACAAGTTAGAAAAATTCCATTCGATGTAACCATTTCTCAAATATGGGATTTATTTCTGAAACAAGACCGTAAATGTGCATTATCGGGACTCCCTCTCGTATTCGGAGCTAACCACGGACGCATAAAAGGCACGGCATCCCTCGATAGGATTGATTCTACTCTTGGATATACGATTGGGAATGTTCAATGGGTTCATTCGATTGTAAACTCTATGAAGTGGGATATGCCCCAACCTCAATTTCTTGAAATGTGTAAAACAATCACAAATCATCAGTTATGTTAGCTTACAAGCTATTCCGTAAGCGTAAAGATGGCACGCTTGGTCCGTTGTTTATCAATCGGAAACAGGTGATTGTGCCAAATGTTTGGTTGCCTGCAAAAGCACATCGAACTAAGGGTTACGCTTTTCGCCCCGGATGGCATTGTTGTTCCATGCCCAATGCACCCCATCTTAAAATGGAAGGGCGAGTATGGTGTCTGGTTGAAATCGAAGAATGTCAAAACATACCCAGACCCGCCGTTCAAGGTGGATTGTGGTATCTGGCCAAACGTCTTAAACTATTGAAAGAATTGCCGTCCATCAAACACAAATATGCTCATTGACATACGAAAACAAAAAGATAGAGAACTCGTCAATATGGGCACATCTGTCCGCCGCCCATTGATTGGCCTGACTTCTGGTTGCTTTGACCTTTTTCACTCTTTGCATTTGGCATACTTACAAAAGTGCCGTCGTATGTGCGACTTTCTCATTGTCGGAGTTGATGGTGATGACACGGTTCGCCGCACCAAGGGGCCAGCCAGACCCGTAGTTCCCGAACACCAACGGGCTATGTTGGTAGATGCCCTTGAATGTGTGGATGTTACATTTATCATGGGTAGCTTGGATGATTGGAAGCTGGCATGTGCCGCATTCAGTCCACATAAATTGTTTAAGAATACCAATTTCAAACCCGAAGATGTTATTCAAATGGGCAGCGAAGAAATTGTCATCGTTCCCGACGTGGTTACGGTGGATTCAACCTCGGCTATCATTCAAGAGATACTTAAGCGAAAAGTATGAAAATCATTCAACATGGTCTCCAGAATCCTTGTAAAGCAACGTGCAAACGATGCCAATGCATATTTGAATATGATGGTCACGATGTTCAACGAGATACGGATGATGTCTGCGGGACAATATATCATTTTGTTGATTGCCCTGAATGCCGCCAACAGATAATAGTTCAATGGCCCCCTTACATTCCAGCAGATGATTCCCGATATTGAATATATGAACTCCGAAGTTTTAGAAGCTTATCAGATGCATCTTAAAAAGTTGCAGGCGATGCCATTTGAAATTGGACTGCCCGAAGAGATTGCCCGAGTCAAGGCACATATCAAAACTTTATTGCCAGACCCCAAGGGCGAATGGGATGGTGACTTGGGATGCTATGACAAAACAGAAGAAATTGAGCACATTGATTTATGAACGCAAATAGCACTTATTACATTGGTAAAGACCATATCACCTGTGAGGATTATGCTTTGGGGTGGGTGGACGCCCAATTTGGGAATGCACTCGCTGTTGTATGTGATGGATGCTCGGCAAGCCCCGACGTTGACTTTGGAGCACGGGTATTGGCTAAGGCAGCAGAAGATACTGTTCTCCGTCACGGTCAAGATACCGATGCAATGAATGACCCCAAGACGTTTGGTGCAATCACCATCATGACTGCCAAACGGATTTTTGACATGCTGCCTACCTTACATCCACAGGCATTGGATGCCACGTTGTTGATTGCGATGGTGGATAAGAATAAGAAACTAAATGCCTATCTCTATGGTGACGGCGTGTTGGTGCATCGTAAAAACACAGGCGTTAACACGGTGCATATCAATCTCACAAGTGGAGCACCCGATTACCTGTCCTACAGTCTTGACCCTAACCGCAAGGCGGGATACCTTTGCCTTGAGAATAATGTCAAACAAATTGGTCACACCACCAATGGCAAGACCATTCAAATCAATGGAACACCGCTCGAACCATACGTGTTTTCGTGTGATGTCACAGAGGGGGATGTTATTTCGGTAATCTCGGATGGCATCAATAGTTTCCGTCATTCCAATAATGACCCGATTTCGTATTCCGAACTCATCGAAGAATTCACGGGATACAAAAACTTTGAGGGTGAGTTTGTTCAGCGGCGGATTGCAGCATTCAAACGGAAATGTTTGAAGGAAGGCATTACTCACTCGGATGACATAAGCGTAGCGAGCATTGTTGTATGACAAAAGATGAAGTCATTCGGTTAATGATTGAGATAGCTGATATAAAGGCGAGGAAATTGCCGATTGTAGATGTTTGTCGGATTGTATCGGAAACTCCTCCGTCAGAGTGGTCTGAAGAAGTTCTGTATCCCTATGGAAGAGAATCCATATTTGGAAACACCGCTCATCAAGCAATGGACAGAACAAAGACTATATCGTTGATTGATGCATTGCTTTGGACTGGATTGTGTGAGAGTAAAGGTGAAATCCGCAAGGCCATCAAGAATAATGGTATCATGGTCAATCGAAAAAAGATAACCGACTATAACTATATTCTTTCGGAAAAAGATGCCTGTCCAAAGGTGGATGCGATTGTCCTCGAATTCGGGAAATACAATTTTGGAATAATTGAAATGTGCTGATGTATGATACGGATAAAGATTATAATGCTTTTGGGACTTTTCTCGCTATTTATATGTATGAGCGAGAAATTAACTGCGGAATCATTTATTGAACGGGCAACTGTAATTCATAAAAACAAATATGATTATAGTAAAACCATATATGGCAAAGACAACAAAGACAAAGTGACAATAATATGTCCTGTTCACGGCGAGTTCAGACAGAAGCCAAATTCACATTTGCGGGGGTGTGGGTGCCATTTATGCAGTGGAAAACACGTTTCTAATACTAAGGATTTCATTAGTAAGGCGAGGCTCATACATAATGACAAATATGATTATTCGGCGGTTGAATATGTGGCAGCACTAAAGCCTGTCACAATCATTTGCCCCGACCACGGAAGATTCGAGCAACGTCCGAATACTCATCTAAATGGTGTGGGATGTATAAAATGTGGGTTTATAAAAACAGCCAATGCACGGCGGAAAAGTCAAGCGGATTTTATTATTGATGCTACCAAAATTCATGGGAATCTCTATGATTATTCCAATGCCGTTTATAAGGGAGAACATCAAAAACTACAGATAGTGTGCAAACGTCACGGAGCATTTTGGCAAACGCCACATCTTCATTTACATCGGGATAGTTGTGGATGTCCTAAATGCCGTTTGTCTAAGGGCGAACAACAAATAATGACATTCTTAGATAAGAATGGCGTTCAATATGTCAATCAAAAGACATTTGATGATTGCCGAAATCCAACGACAAATAGGCTATTGAAGTTTGATTTCTACCTTCCACATAAGAATATTCTTGTAGAATATGATGGCAATCAACACTTCATATGTGGGAGAAAGTTGGGAAACTATGTCTCGACTGCCAAAGACTTGGCAAACGTTCAATGGAGAGATTCGTTCAAAACAAACTATGCGGCGGCAAAGGGCATTGAATTGGTTCGAATAAAATATACGGAAATAAACCACATTCCAGAAATATTGTCGCAAATAATATGAATACAAAAGTTATAGTCGGAAATACAAAACACGTAGTTACGTTGCAGGCATCTAACTACCGTGCCGCAGGCGGTGAGGCAGCAATCTATGTTGCCAACGGGATGGCCTATAAACTGTATCACGACCCCGTTCACAAGCAACTTCCGCCGAAGAAAATGCAGGAGTTGGCTCTTATCGGCAACTCACAAGTGGTGATACCGAAAGAAATCATTTTCGACGCCAAAGATGGCAAAGCCCTCGGCTATACCACAACCTATGTTGATAACGTGGAGCCATTGCTCAAATTATTCACCCGCACCTTCAAGGATGCCAACAACGTCAGCTTCCAGATGGTCAACCATTTGGTTAAAGAAATGCAAAAGGTGGTTGTGGACATTCATGCCGCCCAATGCCTCGCTGTGGACTTGAATGAGTTGAACATCCTTGCCGACATCCAGCCAACGACTATAACTCCTTGGTTCATTGATACTGATAGTTATTCGACTCCAAGCTTTAAAGCTACTGCCATTATGGACTCGGTGCGTGACCGTCGAGTTACGGTATATGACAAGGCAGGCACAATGCATTACAATCCTGATATTGAATCAGATTGGTTTTCTTGGGCCATCCTTGCCTTCTGGTTATATTCTAATATCCACCCTTTCCGGGGCACTCACCCGAACTATAAGCCAAAGGATAAGCAGAAACAGATGGATGATGGCGTAAGCGTCTTCCACACTGGGGTTCGGGTTCCTCCTTCGGTTAATGATTTCAAAGTCATTCCCCAACGCCATTTGGATTACTTCAAGCGAGTATTCCTTAAAAATGAACGTGGCGTGCCACCGTTGCCTGATAGTAGCGTTCCCCTATTGGTGCCTACTCAAATTATCACCATTACAGGCACAGACAAGTTGTCGGTGAGCGAAATCGCCGCTTACGCCGACCCCATCCAATCCATTGCCCACATTATGGGAATGTATTATGTGGCGACCAAAAAGAATATCTATATCAACCAGAAAGAGGTTGGACGGCATAGTGCCAAGCATATTCTTTTGGCCTCGGCTTCTGACGGCACATTGATTACTGCACAGCAGGACAACAGCAATCAGATTAAGTTTCAGGAACTAACCAAAGCTGAACCTGTTGGCACTGCTACGGGCGACCATATGTTTGTTCGTAACAATGCCTTTTATACAGTCAGTCGTGGCAAACTCGTGGAGAATAGCTTCACGGCATTTGGAAATAAAACGATTCACCGTGTCAAAGAGGTTGAGAATCTATCGGTTCACTCAACCACGGTTTATGATGGCTGTATCATTCAGGACTTGCTCGGCAAGATGTATCTGACTTTGCCCTATAAACTCGGAAGCTGTTTCAGTAAACATATTCCGCAGCTTGATGGATACCGTGTAGTCGGTGCCAAAGCAGAAAAGAACATTGTTGTGGTCGTGGGTGAAAAGAAGGGTCAATTCGACCGCATCATCCTCGTCTATAACAAGGACTTCTCAATGTGTGATGTTCGTAAAACGGATGACATCGCCTATGATACCATCAACTTCACCGTGATGGATAATGGATTGTGTATTCTTTTGGCAAGCGATAGCGAACTTGAACTATTTGCCTCAGCCAGCCAATACGAGACATTGCCCAATCCTCCATTCGATTCTACGATGCGTCTGTTCTCGACGAGTGATGGCATCTTCTTTATCAATGGAAACAGTTTCCACCAAATCAAACGGAAATGAGAACACTCACGGCAACTGATTTCCAACGATTGTATTGGTTTACACCATATCAGTTGCGGGATATGTATATCGAAGAGGCGTGCCTCACTGGTGAAGCCACTACCAAGACCCTCCAAGAGATAAAGAATCTTGGTGCCGAAGAGCAAGCACGACGGAAATCATTACCCACCGAGTTTGTCGAATGTCCATATTGTAAGGGGTATCATAAGGAATTGAATAATAACGATAACCTCTGCGAAAAGTGTGAGTGGACAGTTCACATTCTACGGTGGGATATTGAGCATGGGTTGACAATAATTGACGACCGTGGTATATTGCGGGATGCGAAGTAAAGGACAGAATCATGCGGATGAATAAACGCACTTGACTTTTTATAAACTCGTGTTACATTGGTGGACATTAGAAAAACGCTATGCATGTTCAAACATTCAGTATTGTGATTGGAACGAAGGCTTGTAACGCACAATGCCCGTTCTGTATCTCGAAACAAACGGGGTTCTTCGGCACTCCAATCAAGGTCAACTGGCGAAACTTCGCCATTGCTTGCAAACTCGCCCAGAAAGCCGAGACAACGACCGTCTTGCTCACGGGCAAGGGTGAACCGACTCTTTATCCCGACCACGTTACCGAGACGCTTAAAGCGTTGCAGGCGTATGATTTTCCATTGATTGAAATGCAGACCAATGGGCTGACTATTGCCGAAGGCAAAGTGACAGATGAAACTCTTCAAACGTGGTATGACCTCGGATTGACCACCATCGCCCTTTCGGTGGTGCATTGGGATGCCGCATATAATAAAGA